CTTGGGTGGTTGTTGACGCTTGGGTGGTTGTTGACCCTTGGGTGGTTGTTGACCCTTGGGTGGTTGTTGACCCTTGGGTGGTTGTTGACCCTTGGGTGGTTGTTGACCCTAAAGTATCTAATGGTACAGGTATAAGAGTAAAGATGGATTTGGCTCCAAAATTATTTATTGCAGCTCCATTTGCATTTATACTCATTCCAGTTTTTGATATAATTACATTATTTATATCAATATAAAAAAACATATTTACTAGTGGCAGATTAACATTAACAAAATTTGCTAGTTGTGCATCTAAAGATGCATCTAAAGGTGCTTGTAAATAATATTGTTTATCATATGTATAAATATGATTATCTGTATCAATATAAAATATATAGGTATTTGGTAATACTGTTGTAGTTATAGTATCCAAAGTATCCAAAGTATTTTGATTATTTATTAAATATTTATTGGTACCTGTAATCTTTATATAATAATAACCAGCTGTAACTGCAAAACCATCAATTTGTTTATTTTTCATATAGAGTATATACAAAATATATACAATAAACAGAATACATATAATATATAGAATATATTGGGTATAGTTGGTATAGTTTACATTATTTAAAACCATTATAAATGTAATAATTTATTTAATTATTTACTTAATAATTTAATTTATTATATATTTAATAAGTGTACATATTTTTTTTGTTTATTATAATTATTAATATAATTATATAGTTATAACTAATTAGATACTCATAAATATTTGAAATTTAAATGTGTAAAGGTGTAAAGGTGTAAAGGTGTAAAGGTGTAAAGGTGTAAAGGTGTAATATATGCCTAATATAAAAAATATAAAAAAAAATATATAGCAAAATTGCATTAAAAACAGTATATAATTAACTATTAATGTATAAAATTGATTAAATGTGTAGTTATACTTATTCATAAAATTTAAGTAGAAAAAATGCATAGCATTTACTACTATTTAAGTTTTATCCGAGTTAATTTAGTCGATAAGCACAAATTGTGCAATTATACTAAATAAAAAAACCTTATGCCTATTGTTTAGTTTAATAGGATGTCTCTGTATGATAGAGACATCGATACACTCGGTGTTTTTTTGTTTCAATTTTTGATATTTTTGCTACAATTGCTGTTTTTTTCTAACAAGATATCCTTTAACTACAAAAGCATATACACTTTTAACAACAGTCAAAATATTCAAATAATAAACGGACACCCACACCACTACCTTCACCTCCCATATATTTTACATTAGCTGCATTATTAAAACTAGGTCCTGCAATATCTATATGTATCCATTTAGCACTATCACTAATAAATTGATGCATAAACACTGCTGATAATATAATATCTGCACTACAGTTTCCCGAAACATTCTTAATATCTGCAACAACGCTATCTAGCTTATCTATATATTTACTTTCCATCATTGGCAATTCTACTAATGGTTCATTTATTCTAGCACCATCTTTAATCATCTTAGACATTTCAATTTCACTATTTACACCTAAAACATTACTAAACATTTTGCAGGAAACGGTTTCCTGTTGGCCAGTAAGAGTTGCAAAATCAACAAGCATGGCTTTTGGATAATGTTTATTTGCATATGCTAAGCAATCTGCTAAAACTAGTCGCCCCTCTGCATCTGTATCTGTAACTTCAACAGTTTTCCCATTAAATGCAGTTAAAATATCACTAGGTTTAGTGCTATTTGGCCCTATACTATTTTCAGCAAATGGGCATATTGTATATATACTTTTAGGACCTTTAATTTTAGCATAGCCTAATAAAAAACTCATAACTGTTGCAGCACCAGCTAAATCACTCTTCATCTCACTCATACTGCGAGCACTTTTTAAGTCTAATCCTCCAGTATCAAATGTAATACCCTTACCAAGTAAAACTATATCTGGAGACTTGGTATCATGCTTGCCACCACCATCACCATTATATTTTAAAATTACAACACGCGGGGCATTTCCATCATTACTACCTGCACCAACACCTAATAGGAGACCAAAACCTAATGCCTTTAACTTTGCACTATCTAGAATCTCTATATCAACAGGTAATTTCCAATCTTTTATTCTTTCACGAATAGCATCTATAAATACAGTAGCTTTTGCATTATTTGCAGGCTCATTTACTAAATCACGCGCCAAGAATACACTCTCTATTTCGGTCTTTAAGTTACTTAAAATTGCATTTTTAATTGAAATTTGTGAGTTATTAATAGTTGTGCATTCGCGTGATGTAATGTGTATATGATCTGGAGCATACTTTTCATTTGGTTTTGTATTTGTTTTATATTTGAGAAATTTATAAGATGATAAGAGAAGACCTTCTAGCACTGCTGAAATAAATGAGGACTCACAAACTGTATCTATCAAATTTATACTAGGTATTTGATTTGCTTTCATAGATTGGAATATCGAGTTACCTGCTTGTCGTGCTTTTTCTAAAAGGTTATTATGTGTTGTTGTTTCTGCTGTATGAGAAGTTTTAGTATGTGCTTTAGCTTTAGCCTTATCATTAGCCTTATCTGTATCCTTTATCACAACTAAATATATTTGATATAAGTCGTCCCCATGTGATGTTGTTGATGTATCAGTACCAGTAGTTTTTTTTTGTGATTTAGGATGTGATTTAGGATGTGATTTAGCCAGTGATCCTCCAGCACTTTTTTTTTGCGTTTTAGCTATTTTGACTTTACAATTGCTATCAGCTAGCTCTATAGTTAAACTGGCACCTGATAATTCATTTTTTTTAATATTGCTTTCTATATGTGATAGTATTGATGTATATTTTACTCCTATTGGAATATAGTTGCGCACTTCATCTACTAATGATGTTTTACCTGTTAATCTAGATGTTAGTATTGGTATAAATATTACTGGATTTTGCAAGTTAATTGCATGGGATAATGATATTTTAATCTTATCCATTATACCCAGTTATAATAGTGCTATCTAATATATAAGTATATTTAATTGCTTGGAAATATGCTTGGAAATATGCTTGGAAATATGCCTGAAAATATGCCTGAAAATATGCTTGAAAATATCCCTTTAACTAATCTCTAAAACTTTCCCTATCCCTTTTGTTGTTCCCTCACGAAAAATAAATATATCACCTGCCTGGATAAACTCCGGTTTATACATAAATTTAAACTTTACATAGGCTTCATCATATGATCTCAAATGTTCCTTATCCATTTCTATTATTTGAACACTTTGAGAAATTCCTGCACAATGCAATGTTGGCTGATACTTTACTGTTATTGTTGACGGATTATGCAATATTCTAATACGTGCTTTAAATTGCCTAACACTATTAACCACTGATAAAATACGCATCCCTTTTTTAATCATATTACGCTTAATTGGGTTTTTACTATTAAAAGGTTTTATATTAACACATCCACTATGTCCTGCAGCAAGATATTCAACATTATTTTGAAAATTATCATGAATATTTTTAATAACAACTTTATAATAATTATTTACTGTGCTAGATACTAAGTTATGAGATTCACCTATAATTACATTGTTCTTATCACGCACAAAACCATCACTATTTGGACCTAAATAAAGTATATCACCACGCTTTACTGTTCCCTGCTTCATTACACCACTAATAACTAAACCTATTCCAGATACAGCATATGTACGATTAACGTAAAACTCAACTGGCTTTGCAGATTCTACGGTATAATCAGTATATTGCTTTAGTGAATGTATAAATAGTTTTAGAATCTCTACTCCTGTACCAGTAACATTACTTATTGGAAATACTGGCACTGGACACTGTGTTGAACCATATATGTATCTAGACATGATAAAATTATCTAGTTCACTTTGATTATTAATTACTTCTATGTCTAGGTTCATTTTCTTTTTGTAAAACATTTTTATATAATCAAGATTTACTTCATATATATTGGCAGGGCACATATCAATCTTAGTATATACAATAAACATTGGCAATTTTAAAGTGTAAACTATATTTATATGTTCACGTGTCATCTGCTGAATCCCTACATTACAATTGATTACAATAGCAATATAATCTAATAGACAACCTGAAATACCACTTATAGTTGTGCGCAAATACTTTTCATGGCCTGCTAAATCAGTAAGCTCAATAATTTTGTCAGGTAATTGAATGTAATGTTGCACTATACTACTTGTGCGTCCTGATTCCCGTTCATGAGTATAACGCATAATAAGATTACGTGCACTACCACGACCATCATCCAGAATACCTTTTGTTACAACACCAACAAAACTTGATTTTCCAGCATCTACATTACCACCTACACCAATACGAATTTCCGGTTTTTTTAATTCCATTTAATGTTAATGCTATTCTTTATTTTAATAGGTATTTACCAAGATTAACAAGGTTTTACCAGAATTTACTGGGAAAATAATAAATTTTAAAGCTTACTTAATTAGATTTAACAATTTCTTTAATCCTTAAATAATTATATTTGTTAATATCATAAAATCTTAGTATACTTTAAGAATGGCTAAATCAATTCGTCGTGTTAAAAAATCTAATAAACGTAATCGTAAACATCGAAATGGTAAAAATACACAGCTAAATCATCGTGGAGGTGCATCCCCATCTTGTTTACAGCAATATACAGGAGTTGGTAGCATATCACCTAGCTTATGTGGTGGTGCAAATATACATAATACTAACCCTCAAGCTATGGGTGATCTAGATATGAATAATAAGTTTAGTGCTTATGGAGGTCCTGTGCCTCTTGGTGGTAATCTAGTTGGTGGTAGTTGTGGTGGTAGTAGCTGTGGTGATGAAGGTAGCTATACTGGCAGACGTGATAGTACTGGTGAATCAAAAACATTTAAACAATATTTAAATAATCTTTCATCATCTCTAAATGTTGACCTAAAAGGTGGTTATATGGCTAAACCACAAGCACAAGCTATAGGTAACAGTAAACGTCAACTAGAACACAGTCAACATGGTTCCGGTTATGGTGTTGATCCTAGCCAAATGGTAGGTGGTCTAGCTGTTAATGTTGGATATGATGATTGTTGCCCTCCTGCATTAATAGGTGGTCAAATGGTAAGTGGTGGACCAGATCAACGCGTATGTGGTCTAGGAGCTGTTCAAGCTGGTGGGCGCTCTTATCGTAGTAAGACAAAGTCTAATAAACATAAGCGTCGTGGCAAAAAATACCGTAAATCTCAACGCGGAGGCGATTTTATAGGTGTAACACGTAGCCGTCCTTCACCATATGATGATGCATTTACTGGCCCAGCATCATATTTTGATGAGGGAACAGATTTATCAAAACGCAATTTTGGTGCAGTACAACCAAACTATGATGTAATGGCTATTTAAATTAGTATTTGTATTTATGTGTATGTGTATGTGTGTTTTTGTTTTTGTTTTTGTTTTTTGTTTTTGTTTATGTTTTTTGTTTTTGTTTATGTTTTTATCATCATTTTTTGTTATCATTTAAAAATACAGTTTTAACTTAAAAATCTAAATAGTATAGTAATAGTAGTTATTAAAATGGGTGGATGGGAATTTGCATATAGTATAATTGCTGGTATTATTGGCGGAATTGTTGATTTTGCAATATGGTTTTACACATCACTTGTACCATTTATGCTTAAATATTTTGGAATACCCCTTTTTGTACTAGGCTTACTTCTAGGGCTTGCTTTTACAGGTGGAACGCTGTTTTTTATAGCAATTTTCTTCATATTTATGTATTACTTTATAAAGAAAATTGTAATGACACCACCGTAAGATGTGAAATATATGTGAAATATATGTGAAATATATCTAAAGTATATCTAGATACTATAAAAACATTACATATGAAATTTAATAATATTATATCATTCTATATAAACTTTTTTAAGATATTAAGAATATTAAGTATTGTAAGTATAGCAATATGTGCCACTATAATAGTATATGTGATCATTACAACAATCATTTTTAAAAAACGTGATAAATTTGATGGTGGTGAATCTAGTAGTGAATCTAGTATCATATCAAATAAAATGGATCGAACACAACTTTATGGTTCATTATTTTTAGATGGTCTAGATACAGTTATTAAAAATATGACAGATCCTCGCATTAGCTATGATACAAAGAGTATAGAAGTTGTTAGATATAGTGATGTCTTACTATAAAATTGATAATTTAAACCTTTTTACAATTTTTATTTAAACTAGTATTAACATACTTGTCACATGGATAAACATATATTTGAATTTATTCCAAATGATGAGCAAATTATTTGCCTTGAAACAGTTAAGCAATTCATTACCACTAATAAACCTTTTTCACGTTTATTAATTAATGGCAGTGCAGGAACAGGTAAAACATCCATTATTATTTCTGGTATTGTTACATATATGATCACCCATATAACACCTAATATTAAAGCTATTGTAAAGGCTATTAACTGTCAAAAATGGAGCACATTAGATACATTACCAAACTTTATAATTGCTGCACCTACAAACAAAGCAAAAGATGTGTTAATTGCCAAATATGATAATCTTATTGGACGGTTATTTATAGATGAAACTACAGGGTATGTTGCTGATTACAATCATGTAATTAAAATTGCTTTAAAACGGAAAATTATATTTCTTACAGTTAGTCAAGTGCTTGGCATATCTAGAACTATAAATGAATTAGGTGAAGAAGAATTTACTAAAGGAAATGATCTTAAAATTATTAAAAAGTATAATAATGTTATTTATGCAGAATCTCGTATAATTATAGATGAATGCAGTATGATAGATAGCAATGTTTACAAGCTTTTAACTATGATAAAGTGCTCTATTATTTATATAGGTGACTATTGCCAATTACCTCCTGTAAATGAAATTATTTCACCAGCATTTGCTTTAGAAAATAATGATGATGTATCTAGCACAGATAATGTAAATACAATTGTAATTAAATTGAGTAAAGTTGAAAGATGTACTAATGAAATTACAAAAATTGCAAATTCTTTACGCGATCGTATTTATAACTTGACACCTAACTTTAATCTATTGAAAATGGCAATAAATGTAAATGAAGTTATACAATATAAAAAAGATTTTAATAAATGGATAAAGGCATATTGTGCAACAATAACGAATCAAATAACGCATCAAATAACGAATCAAATAACAAATACTGAGACTGACAACACAACAAACACACTACACAAACATGATAATATGGCATTAGCCTGGACAAATAAATGCTGTGGTTTAATAAATCGTAAAATTAGGGAAATGTTATATATTGATCAAGATATTGATACTGAAGAGCATTTTATCATTAAAGGTGATAAGCTATTTGTTAAAAATAATTACTTTAAATACTTTTCTAAAATTAATCCCAGTACTATTGTATACGTTTCCAAATTTACAAAAGTTGCATATAAACCACTTTCATTTGCAAATTGGTTAGCAACTATTACTAAACTTAATGAACAGGTAAACTTAAAAAAATCTAAAAAGCAAAATGATGCAGGTATTAAAGCAGATAGTATAGCAGATAGTATAGCAGATACTACAGGCAAAAATCAAATTGCTATTAATTTAGATAATATTTTAGACAATATTTTAGAGATAACTTTGCAAAGCTCACAATATTTAGTGCTTGACAATGCAAGTATAATTAATGCGGCAACACCTAATGCAACACATAAGGCAACAATCAATGACTTTTTCCCAATAATTGGTATTACTGATAATATAATTGATCAGCAAAATGATCCTCAAATAACTGCACAACGTAATGAGCACGCAATTTATAAACTACAATTAGAACAGTTGAAACAGTTACAATCGCAATTTTACATTATACATGATTTAGCAAATGTAATATTGGAAGATATATATGAATTTACAGATATTGTAAGTGCAACATATGCAAATGCAATATCAATAGCAACTATTTACACAATTAAAAATTTACCTGCAAATGTTAAGCAAATTGCCTATACTGAATGGCATAAGGCAGTTTCAATTAGCCTGTTTGGTATTCCTATAGATAAGATACATTGTAAGAAATGCGCATTTTTTGCAACAAAATTTGCATCATCTAGATATGCAGATACTTGCTTTATTAAAGATATGATAGATGCAACAGCGAATTTAAGTGTAGCTATTTATCTATGTGATTTATCAACATATGATATGCAAGGGGGTAAAACATATAGAAATATACCAGTTCTAGACCAACTTAATAGTGCAAATAGTGTATTACAGACACTAAAGGCAATTATTAAAGATTCATTTGAAATTAAGATAGTTCTTACAAAACAGGAAGCTACCGCATTATATAAAATAAATGTTGAAATGGGTGATGACGCTAATACACAAGAAGGCGCAAACACAACACCATTAGAGGATGGTAATCACAGTAATCACACTAAAAGCAATATGTATATTTCAATGAGCCAAATGCTTGGACACTATTTTAGTCACGTATTTAGCAGCAGTTATCTAGATGTTGATTATGGTTATGCATTAACTGTACATAAGTCACAAGGCAGCACATATAATGATGTTTATATGGAGTATGGTAATATATGTATTAATAGCAAAGATAGCGAGCGACATAAGCTACTTTACACAGCACTAACACGCTGCTCTAACAATTTACATGTTTATTATTAGTGGCAATGGTTAGTGTAGGTTAGTGTAGGTTAGGTTGTTTTATACCTTTGCACATTTAAAATTCCAATTTTATTTTTTAATCCACCTACATAAAATTGAAATAAAATTGAAATATTTAATAAATTTTAATATAACACTATCTAGAGCTGTAAATATAAATACATATTACTAAATAACGCTGCAATGGCACACTATACACTTGATTTGTTTACTGGAATGGATATAGTTCCTATAAATATTAATGATATATATCTAAATATGCTTTTGCCTGCACCTTTTAATATTCCGTTAAATGATGAGTTTCTATTTGCATTTCTATTTTCAACTCTTATTACATGTTCAGTTGGTTATGCAATTATAAACTATATGGTAAATTACTATTACATTACAGAATATAAGAAAACAATTGAAAATAAAAAAAATAAAGCAGTTACACAAGCAGTAATTACTTATAAAAATTATAAGCCTATTAAGTTTATTAATCATATTTCTATAATGGATAAGCAAATATCAAAAAACACTATGGATTCATACTTAAAAGCATTATTTACCCATAGTATGGTTGAGTTAATGGCATCAACAACTAATATAATGCCAGTTACAAATAATATATCACGCAATATTTTCAGAGTATTGGTACGTGTTAGAACATATAAAACATTTTTACTCCCAAAAGGTAGCAATGTCGAGAATGATGGAAATGATGGAAATAATGGAAATGATGGAAATAATAGTAATAATAGTAATAATTGCAATGATAAAAGTGAAACTGCGCCTAACAATAATCAAACTACAACATATGTAACACGTGATTTCTATTTAACGTTTAGTTTCAAAATTCTTAAAAATAATAAATTTTCAAATGTGGTTATGGACATTATGAATTATTTAGATAAGAATATTTCACCTATGTTTAAATCCCGCGATTTTATCATTATTGCTATTTGTAATGAAAATAAAAATTCTACTGAAATAGAGTTTATAAATAGTTTACATACTATAAAATATGATAAAAAACATTTAATTACAGTTAAAGTTAAGAATCCAGTTATACCGGAAAATCCTGATATTCCAAATGCATTTAATGTTATGCTTACTTTACCATTGCAAGATGTTTATAATGTGTTTATGGATACATATCCAGATTCTATATTTGAAAGTAGCCAATATGTAATTGATAATGATAATAGGGAATTTTGGGATGGCATTGCTATTACCAATTTTAACTTTTATTAATTAAGTTGCTTGCTAAGTTGCTTGCTAAGTTGCTTGCTAAGTTGCTTGAAAAATTGATTTTTATATATTTTAATTTTTTTTTATTTAAAATTTAAAACTTACAATTTTTAGCAGTGCTAGATATACATATACATATACATATACATATAAACAAGATTATCGTGCCAAACTATATTTAACTTAACATAAAGATAGTAACATTAACAGAGAATTACTAAACTATACTACTATAAATTATATTATGAAAACATTATTTGAAGAAGCAATTGAAGGTATTAATGAGTTAATAACTATACGTATGCGTATGGCAACTATATATGCTCAACTAGAAAAAACTAAAGAAACTACAGCTATGCAATTTAAAACTAAGAATTATCTAAAATGGATTGATGCTTTAAAAGATTTGAAACAAAAGAATACAACTATTAAAAGCCAAGCTGACATAAAAGCCTTAAAACTTTCACTATCACTTGAACATAAATTAATTGAACTCTTTGAAAATGGCGAAATTACAGATATTGATATAGCTAAAGGGGATCTTACAAACCTAGAACGGCAAGTAGAAGTGCCTGATAATTTAACAAGCTCTACTATAAGTGCTAGCGCTAGTAGTGCAAATATTAATGACTCACTTGAAATAGTAAGTGATAGTATAGACGGACATGCAAGCGGACATGCAAGCGGACATGCAAGCGGACATGCAAAACTGCATACATCTACATTAACAACTATTATTAATAAACCCGCAGCACAAACTAAAGCAAAAATATTAACATTAAAACCTAAAAAAACTAGTAATCAAAATGTGTTGGTAAATATTGCAAGTGATATTAACAGCCTTGCAAAAATTGATACTCTTACAATTGAAGCAGTACCCAAGATTTTAGCTGATCTTAAGCGCCCTGCTGATCCAATAGGCGCAGCTGCATATGATTTGCGATTTGTTCATGGTATTGGAGAAAAAAATGCTGAAAAAATGGCAAATGAGGGACTAACTCTTGAATTACTAATGGATGATTGGAATAATTGGATTAAAAAAGATATTGAAAATGCTGTGCTTATGTATTCAAAAATGCCGATACCAACTGCATATAGTCAACGTCAATGGGATCTTATGGATAGTAACCGGCAATATGGAATACAACGCGGGGAAATGGAACTTAGGCTTAGACGTGATACTAATTATTTGCATAGATTGTTACCAACCCAGTTAGTAGGATTAAAATATTTTCATGATATGTCACAGAAGATACCACGTGAAGAAATGCAAAAGATTGAAACTATTTTAAAAAAAGTTGCTCAACGTATGAATCCAGATATTAAAGTTATGGTATGCGGATCATATCGGCGGGGTAGAGAGCGTTCTGGAGATGTAGATTGTTTAATTACACATCCAGACATCAAAACTAAAGATGATCTTGAAAATACACAAACCAATATATTAGCAAAATTTGTTAAAGTATTAACTGATGTTAACTTTATTATTGACCATTTAACAGATTTTGGTAAATCAAAGTATATGGGTTTTTGCATTATTAATCAACAAGGTAATCGTAAAAATATTGCACGACGTATAGATATTAAATTTATACCATTTAATTCATATGGTGCAGCAATATTGTATTTTACAGGTAGCAAAACTTTTAATACAATGATGCGAACCTTTGCAATTGGAAAAGGTTATAAGCTTAATGAATATGGTTTAGTGCGAAATAGTGATGGTGAGTTCATTCCTTGTTTAGAAGAGATAGATCCATTTACTATTTTAGGATATCCTTATAAGAAACCAGAAGATAGAGATATCTAGAGATATCTAGAGATAGCTAAAGATATCTAGCTGTGCATTTTTTTATAATTTTATTAACTAAAGTTTTTATTAACTAAAGTTTTTATGGTTTAAATTTTAATTGTGCTTCTTTTGACTTTAGATATTCATTATATGCCACTTTATTTAACTTATTTATTGAATCATTAAGTTTTACACCAAATATTTGTGATAACATATTTATAGTATTAATGCGATCTGCCTCTTTAACTGTAGTATTTTGTGCAACTTGATCAGCATAGCTAGCAATTGATACGTTAAGATTTTGCAGTTCATCATCTCGAATGTTAAGATTTTGAAGAAGACTTAATAAATCAGCTTGAGATATTGGTATAGGTGGAGCAGTAAATTCCTCTTTAATATTATTAAGTATTATCATACGATTAGTTAAGTCTGTAAGGTTATATGATGTTTGTGATGTTTGTGATGTTTGTGATGTTTGTGATATTTGTGATGTTTCCAGCATAGGTGTTGATAATAATAGCATTTTACTATCATATCCATAATTATGCCACATAATTAAAAATGTAGTTAATACAATACATATATATAGTAGTGTTTTAGTAAGATGATACATAGATCTTATTTTCTATTGTTTGTTTAGATAATATTTACACTATTTTTGCTTGCATTACTGTAATAAATTAAAAAATAAGAAAAAACTAAAAAACTAACAAAAATTGAATAATATAATGTTTATACTTATAAATTTGTTTTCAATTAATAATAGAGTAGTGTAAATTTACATATCTCTATATAGATATTTATAAATATATGTTTAATCTTATGTTTAATCATATGTTTAATCTTATGTTTAATCTTATGTTTAATCTTATATTTAATATCTAATATTTATCAAAAACACCGCAATTATATTTATATTTATATTTATATAAGATGCACATATCCTGAATTTTAACAGCTATCGTGGTAACTACTGTTAATTGAAATGGATGTGGTAAAATATAATAATAATCTTTAAATATCTGCACTTAAAAGTACAAGTATCTAAAGAGTATTTAGCATGTAGTTATCTACTTAGCAATATATTTTTCCAATATTTTTTTAAATGTATAAAATGTATAAAATTGTTTATTTTTTATTTAACGTAGGATAGTAATTTTTTACATTTTTACTAATAAATTTCTAAATCAAATATAATCAACATACACATTGTTAAAATATGTTAAATTCATTGTCATCTTATCAATTAATAAATCAATTATCTGACATAGTTGTACCTATTAATCACATTATATTTGAGTTTGTTATATTAATACTTGTATATATTGCAATTACTAAAACACAAAATATACAATTAAAAACGCGTTATAGATGGTCATTTTTATTCCTCTTTGCTATTTTTGCAATAGGAATAGATTGGTTTATGTGGTTAGATATTAAAAAAACATTACTATTTGGTTTACTAATACTTATATATATTTACTATAATATATATAATGAATCAACACACTCACAATTTCTAGATATTGTATATACTGCAAATGATAATACAAATCAAGTTTCTATGGCAAATAAAAATAATATAATAATTAATGCTAATAATCAAGCACGTATTGATAAACAAATTGCAAACCTTACCTACACTCCACCCGATCTTAGTCCAAAATATTTAGAGAGAACTGAATATGTAGATGGCAATCCACACCTAGTAAACCCTACAAATGGTACTAGTGAGGCAATTGCTTTGCAAAATCATATACAGCAGGATTATACTAATACAGCACTTACAGCATTATACAACTCTAGTCAATATCATAATATACTTAAAACTGATATAGATCAGTATCTAGATAACAATATACATAATAATGTGGTTAACAATGTTATGCAAACACACCAACATTGGGAAAACTATGCACTTTTAAAAAATCCAAAAAAGGTGTTTTTTGATTCAAATTGGATGCATATTAAAACACCCTGGTATAATGACCATTGCTATAGTAATGGTGAAGAAAACGATTTTGTAAAATTTGGTTATAAATTGGAAAACTGTACAAATCAAACAAATGCACCACTAGACCCATCTATGACTTTAATTAGTAGCAATGATGTGCAACCTATTTTACGCAATTTTACAGGTGGATTTATATCAGGTTAGTTTAATAATAGGGCTTGCTAGTTGGTAGTGGTAGTTGGTAGTTGGTAATTGGTAGTTGGTAATTGGTAGTTGGTAGTTGGTAATTGGTAGTTGGTAATTGGTAGTTGGTAGTTGGTAGTTGGTAATTGGTAGTTGGTAGTTGGTAATTGGTAGTTGGTAGTTGGTAGTTGGTAGTTGGTAGTTGGTAGTTGGTAATTTTATTTAGCAAAATAAAATATGAGTAACAATATAAAGACCTATAAACTGTAGAAATGTAATTGGTTTAAATATAGTTATAGTTTTTACAAGCACATTATTATAAAGCCATTGGCCAATCCAACATGTTATTAGACTTGCTATGCAAAATATAATAATAAATGTTATTATACTACCTGTTGATACTGGTGTAATATCATCAAACTTTTCACGAGTAATAATATTAGCAATTTTGGAAACTAAACTCATAAGCGTGATAGTCATTTTTAAAAATTTAATTTAATCTAATTTATAATTTTATCTTAGATAATAATTAATATTAAAATATATAGGAGCTAGATAACTTAGATGAATAAATAAATTGTTAAATTTTAAAATTACTAAAATAGACAATTAGATAACATACTAATATTACCATTATTATACATAATAAAATAAAGATTATCAGTATTATGTTGCCTATAGGACCATTATTATTAAAATTTTCACGAGAGTTAAGATTAATATTAGCAATTTTAGAAACTAGATCCATAAGTGTGATAGTCATTTTTAAAATTTTTTTTTTATTTAATTTATATTTTAATGTTAATTAATATTTTAATGTTTAAAATATAAATATATAAAATAAGATATTAAAATTAGTGTACCAGAACCAAAAAATATTATTAAAAATGGTACTAATACACTGTTTGCTAACGCACTATTATCAAATTTTTCATGACTATTAAGACTAATAGTTGAATATTTAGGATTTAAATTAATAAATGGATTGTGCATTTATAATTATTTGTTATTTTATGTTAAATAATATTTTATTATTTACATCATTAATCATCAATATCATTAATCATCATCATCATCATCATCATCATTAATCATCATCATTAACATAATCGGGCCTTATTGCTGATACAGATAACCCTGGCACTAGCTTTTGTAAATCAACTAAATCTTGAACTATTATATTTAACTGTTTAAGTTCAAGAAATTCAATAAATTTTGTATATTGTGGTGTACTTGGTAGTGTAGTTATATACTTGCCAAGTTTATTTAATATATCTAAAATTGTTAATATTATAATATCTAAAAATTTTTCATCATTTGTCATTTTACCTGCAAGTGGATAACACATATTTTCACGCGCATTTTCACTTGGTATACGCAGTATTTTTTGCAAATTTACAAGTTCTGAACCAGATATTATATTTTCAAACAATTTATGATATTTGCAATATATACGATATAAATAATAAGCAATATATTGTTTTGATATAACTTTAGTATTAAGAAATGTGCTTTGCGTTGTAGTTGAATTATTTGAATTTATAAGTTCATATACTGAATATACATTGTTTACAAATGTTTCCATTTTTTAAAAGGGATAGGATATAGGATAAGATATAGGATATAGGATATAGTATAACTAATATAAACAAATATTTGAAACAACTAACAAAAAATTAAATATATATATATTAGGCTTATCCTTTAAAAGCCTATCGGTTATATATAAAACTCAAAGCTTAAGCTTTGAGTTAGGGGGTGGCAATCTTAGATTGCCACTTTCCGATGGCTTTAGGCAGGAACTCCTGTAAAATGAGGGATGATTATAAATCATCCCGTCATTTAAAGGATAGTAGTTTATTTTCTTTTATAAAATGAAAAATTAATTCTCCATCTGGATTAGTAGTAAAATCTCCATGAATAAGGTGTTTTGCATGTAATGTGCAATAAATTGAATCCTGTATATTTGCACATTTATTTAAACATTGAGAACCTAGACTATATTTTTTATTGAATGCATTACAATCAATATCATTAAAATTAATAACCTTATATTTACTAGGAATTTTGTCTACTATTTGACCATTTATTTTGTTAATAATTGGATTATATACACGTGCTTTGCACTGTAGTTTGCTTTGATTCTGCCTTTTATTTAAATTTTGTTTTGTTGGGTGGTATGTGTTAGGTGTGTTAGGTGTGTTAGGTGTGTTAGGTGTATTAGGTGTTCTAGCTATAATACATTTACTATCATAAATTATATGCTGCTCTAGATACATTAACTCATCAGCAATATTCTCAGTTTTAAATAATTCAGGATAATGTAAACTTATTATAGTTAATAACTCTTTAATTTTACTATGATGTAAATGTTTTATAAAATCTTCAGACATAAAGTTTAAATGCTTATTAGATATATTACCAAAGTATTACTAAATCATTTCTAAATCATTTCTAAATCATTTCTAAATCAATTTTTTTTTTAATTTTTTTTTAATCTTTGTATAAATTATAATAAGATATAGTCAAAATAGTCAAAATAGTTAAATATAGTTACATATAAAATGCCTCTAGCTGTAATTCGTGGTGCAGGAAAAAAGAGTAGTTCTAAACAATCTAAAAATGCATATCGCCGTAAACATATGTTTAAAAGTGGAGGTGCAATATATGGTTTTGATTTAGCTGATAAAATAGGAGGTCAAGCTGCTCGTAGGTCTCTATATAAAACTACTGATTCAGATTGTCCTCCCGGAGGTGTAAATGATACTAGTTTAGGATTTTCATATAATAGTTCAGTTAAATTACAAACTGGTGGTACTGGTTGTAATGCAAATAAACAGCGTGTTCAAACTGGTTCTGGATGCGGATGTAAAGGAAATTCTACTCGTACACCTAGAAATAATTTAGAAACTCAACGTGGTGGATCTCATAAATATCGTAGGACTCGTTCTAAAAAAAATAAACAATCACACAAATCACACAAATCACATAGGTCACGCAAGCATTGATGTTACATTGATGTTACATGATGTTACATGATGTTACATGATGTTACATGATGTTACATATTTTTAATTTTTTATATTCTCGTTTTTTTAACATCTAGATAATGTTAATAAAAATAAAGGTTCTAAAAGTTCTAAAAGTTCTAAAAGTTCTAAAAGTTCTAAAAGTTCTAAAAGTTTTAATTTACTTATTTTTGGCTAATTTAAAAAATGGAAGAAGGAAGTGTAACAGTTTTAGTAGATGCTAAAGAAGAATACACTAAACAGTTAATTAGTATTCTACGGCCATGTATATATCAAGGTATTAAAAGTATTTATCTAGATGCTAAAGACATTGCCAACCAAGAAAATTCTATTGAAAATGTTCTTATGATTTTTCAAGATCAACTTTCACGTATTCCTAAATGGTCACAGGAAATTATTAACAAAGAATATCAACGTATAGTTGATTCTAGCAGATGTGATTATATTGATGACCTTTTAAAAGTAGTATATGTGTCTCATATTAAAATTCTTACAATTGTGCACAGTGCTCAACGCAATAAGAAAATTACTCTTAAAGTACCCAGTGGTAATCACTTTATGCATCTTTGCTATATTGAATGTGCTAGGGAGTTCTGGAAAAATCCTTATCTATTTAGTGACCGTACTACAAAATATGAACATCAGAAAAATATGCGTGATAGTGAAACTATGATATCTGAATGCATAGCTGAAACTATTCGTAAACAATTACCTGTACGTCATATATTAAAAGAATACTTAAATGAAACAGATGATGACGTTATAGAAGTTAAAAATGAAGATACTTGTGATGAAGATGATATCAAAAATCCTATTAATCAAAAATATTTAAAACGTCTAGAGGCTATGGTTAAAAAAGAACTTGCACATTTAGCTAATGATAAAAAATTAGGTAGCAATAATTCTACTGACATAGGTAAAGACATAGGTAAAGACAAAGTTGTTACTGAAAATTTTGAAGATTCTGGTAAAGTTGCTAGTGAAACTGTAACACCAATTGAAACACAAAAAGCAATTAGGGACACTATTAAAGGTTTAGATGAAGATGTAATTCGCCGTATTATTAGGGAAGAGATGGAAGCACGCTTACGTGATGGTACTGCACCTGCACCTAATGCAATAACACCTAAAAAGGAAACTGTAAAGGAAGTAGTTGACAAAATTATTGAACAAGTTGAAGGACAAGTTGAAGAACAAGTGCAATCATCTGTTAATAATATATGTAAACCCAACATAGTTGAGGTTTCTGCTATTATTAGCGATCCTAATATAGTTATTAGTTCAATGGATATTCTCACAAATAATACAGATTGCACATCAAATATACAGGTAATATCTACTACAGAAAAAACAATGAATGATGCACAAAATGATGCAAAAAATGATGTGGAAGTTATGGAAATTGTAAAGGTTGCAGGGGGTGTTGCAGGTGTTGCAAATAGTATTGTTGCTACAGGTAATACAACTACACATTGCATGTCTCCTCTTAAAATTTCCGATGTAGATGAAATAAATCTTAATTTAGATGAACTTGATGATGAAGTTGCTACTGAAGTTGCTACTGAAGTTGTTGCTGAAGTTAAAGATACACAAAGTCATAATCACCAAACTGAGTCAATACCAAATGATTCTGATGAACTAATAACAGATACATTAGATGATTTAGAAGAACTTGATCTTAAAACTGTTTCTTTATCAGGTGAATCTGACAAAAAAAACAGCAGTAGTGGTAACTTTAGCTTTTTTAAAGATGCCGTTAAATCACTATTTTAACATAAAATATCATCACTCAACACCATCACTCAATACCATCAATATTGCGAAATTGAGTTTTCATATTAGCAATTGGCTTTATTATAAAAAATGAGCACTCTAAATTTGCAGATACGCGCATAACAACACCATCATTACCACAATTACCACAGTAATTTGGTGCACTAAATACAGTTATCAATTTATGATTACTAAAAAATCGATATCCATCAGGTACAAGCTGATGAGCACGGCAAATTAACTGTAATTTATTACGGCGCAAGAAATTGGCAACACATTGCTCACTATATGTACATGAAACACCTCGTGAACTTGCACCCCATTCTTCTTTTAAATTTGGTGATGGATCACTCCAAAGTAAATCGCACATTAAACCTTTATCAGGTATTGAACAAAACCGATTAATTTTATTAATATCATCCAATACATTTAAACTTGGTGATATTCCTCCATGTACACAAAATATCTTTTTATTAATAACAGCGCAAAGTGGCAGACTAATAAGCGCTTCATTAATTTTTGTAAAAACTTGTTTGGTATCATCACCAAATCGCTCTTCACATTCTCCCAATAAGCCATACATTGCATTAACTTCTGGACACTCATGATTTCCTCTAAGTATCCATATTTTATCAGGATACATAATTTTTAGTGCAAATAGCAAAGCAACCACCTCAATACTATTATTGCCACGATCTACATAATCACCTAAAAACAAAAACCCATTATCTGGTGGTAGACCCGACATTTCAAAAAAACGTATCATATCGCTAAACTGTCCGTGAATATCGCCAAAAACTGTGAGGGGTGCATTAACATATAAAACATTACTTTCTTGGGCAAAAATAGCTTTTGCTAAATCTGCCAATTTTATAATAACACGAGCACTTATGCTAAACCGAAATGGTAGTGTATGAGAATCAGGGTATTTAGCATGAAATAAATCCATCTGTTTGTTAAATGTTAAAAGGTGATTTATAAAATCTATAAAATTTGCATTTGCATTTGCATTTGCATTTGCATTTGCATTTGCAGTGTTTTTTTGTGACATTTTTAATTTAATTTTTAATTTTTAATTTATATACAGATCTAGATATAGTTATAGATGTATACATTATTTTATTAGTATCCTTTAAACGACGTGCAGAGATATTTCTATCAATTAAATATATCAATAAATATCAATATATATATCAATATATGCAAGTAATGGATCAAGGACATCATAATACATATCATATAATATTCAAATGTATTTTAGCAATATTAATATTTATGGCAATAGGTAAGATTTTTATGGAAACTAGCTATTATAGTCAATATAGTAACGGTCATAATACTCATGCTAAATTAGATGAAGCTCATCGCAAAATTATTAATCTAACAAATGATCGCATTAATTTAGTAGCAGAAAAAGCTTATATAGAAGCCTTTTCTGGATTAAATAGCACAGATTTTCTTTCAAAAAGTGATAAAGGTAATTTACTACTATTTTACAGACCTACATGCAAATACAGTATGCAATTTATGCCTACTTGGACTAATATTTTAAATAGCTTACCAGCAGGCGTTAAGTATACTGAAATTAATATAAGTAATGATCGTGAAACTGCATCTCAATATAATATTACAGGCGTACCTACAGTAATTCTTGAAGTTAATGGTAATAAGTATACTTATGTTGGATCACGTGAATATAATGATATTAAACGGTTTTTAAGTGAAAAAGGGATTAATTTAGTATCGCAATCTGCATTTGCAAATATAAGTGCAGGTGATACACGTGATGGAAGTGGTGCAGGCACTATAGGTGATGGATACAGTAATGTTAACGCAACTATAGTACCTGAGGCTACTAATACAATCAGTTATAAATGCCCACTTGTTAATTTTAATAAAACATTAGATATTGCTAAAGACAGTTACAAGTATCAGATATTTAGTGCAGATGGCCAATATGGATTTGCTGAAGGTGGATATAAACCTGAACAATTAATGACCCCATTTCAAGCTGCATATTCTGTAGTTGACTCATACCTATCTAGCTTACCTGATGTTAATAATCCTGGACATTCTACAATGGCCAATGTAAATGAGTGTGCAGCAGATTATGCAGATGATATTAACTGTTTTGGATTATGTGATAAAGTGCAATTAGATGAAATTTTAAATAATCAAAATGATGTGAAAAAAGGTATCAAACATAGCCGAGTTAGTGGCACAAATTACTCTAACAATGTAAAAGTTGTAGGGGCTATTGAAAAAGCATGCCGGCTTTAGGCAAATTAACTGAAATCAACTAAATAAGAAATCAACTACACGATTAATATCAGTTTTTATATTTGTTTTTATATTTGTAAATAATGCAAAGGTACTGTTTTTAAAGTCTGTTAAAATTAACATAGTTATTGCTATAGTTACATTTGGTATGCGAAAGTTGATATATTTATTTAAATATTTAGTTAAGTATTTATTTAAATATGTATCGTTAATTTTATCAAAAGGATCAGTTTTGTGTTTGGAATTGTCTATATTATATGGGTGTTTATGATGGGCTGATTGATTTTGAATATTTTGATTAGAGTAAAATACATTATTATTGTTTTCATCTTCTTGAACTTCTCCATCTTCATCATCTTCATCATCATCATCATCATCACCATCAACTTCCCCATCAACTTCCCCATTAACTTGAACATCCCCATCAACTTCATCATCAACTTCATCATCAACTTCATCATCAACTTCATCATCAACTTCATCATCAACTTCATCATCACCATCATCAACTTCCCCATCAACATCCCCATCAACTTCATCATCATTTTGAACATCCCCATCAACATTCCCATTCCCATCAACTTCATCATCAACTTCCCCATCAACTTCCTCATCATCTTGAACATCTCCATCAACTCCATCAACTTCCTCATCATCTTGAACATCTCCATCATCTTCCTCATCATTTTGAACATCCCCATCATCTTCCTCATCATTTTGAACTTCGCCATCCTCATCAACGTCATCATCTTTAATATCCACATCACTTTCCTCATCATCTTGATCTTCACCATCCTCATCAACCTCATCATCTTTAACATCCACATCACTTTCCTCATCATCTTGAACTTCTCCATCCTCATCAACCTCATCAACCTCATCAACCTCATCATCTTGATCTTCACCATCCTCATCAACCTCATCATCTTGAACATCCACATCACTTGCCTCAGTAATATCATCATCTATAGGTTTTTCTTCAATAAGATGAAAATACAGGAAATCATTACCTTTAATAAGTTTTAGCTTAATCATCTCCTCTAGAATAAGATACCTCATATTTTTATCACAAAGTAAATAAGTATAAATTCCACTGTCAACTAACCACTCTATAAAATTTAACTCACCAGTCGATGTGTATACAAATTCCCCATCTGTTAGCATTAGTTTAATATGTGGTGTACGTATTGGCTCTGTGTAATCATCAAGATAAAAATTTGCATTGCCATGGTAATCTCGCATATCTAGAAAATCATCATATGCATTTTTGCACTCTGCATTTTGGCAAATATATGTACCATGCTTGTAAAAAATAAAATATTGGATGATATGATTATTAAGTGATGATATCCTAGTATTTAGCGATAAATCCCTGATTATTTGAATATATTTATTATGCTCCTCTGCATCTAGAATGGCAACTGTAGTTGGATGAAATATATTATAGTTGGAGTTATCTGGGGAGTTAATAATTTCTGTATACCAATTAAACATAGTCAAATAATAGTTTGAATAGTCAGGGATATCAATGGTGTCAGCACTGTCAGCACCACTATTAATGCATTTAGCATAATCAGTTAATTTTTGAAATTGATGAGAAGATGTAGTAAGCTTATGGCAATTATTATAATATATATGTATCTGGATAAGATAATATATGAAATAAATAATTAAACATAAATAAATAATACTATTAGGAAGAATATAAACTAATTGATATTGTTGAACATAATTATTAGGCAAGTTAAATGTGCTTATAGGACCTATAAGACTATTTGAAAAATAAAATGGTATAATTGCAGACATTTAGAATATTTAACAAAAACTTATTATTAGTTACTATTAGTTACTATTAGTTACTATTAGTTATTATCAATTAATATGATTAATTTGGTTTTTTTTAAATCTTTATAATTGTAAATTGTAAACTGTAAAATATAAAATATAAATTGTAACACAAAATAAAATATAGGAAAATAATAATAGTAGAAAAAGCATAATAGTATGAATAGTATGAATAGTATGAATAGTATGAATAGTATAAGTATAAATGAAAAAGTAAACAAAATGCAAGGGCTAGAAAGGATAGAAGACCTAAAAGGGATAGAAGACCTAAAAGGTCTAAAAGGTCTAAAAGGTCTAGAAGGGTTTGATGGTATAAGAAAAGGAAATGCTCGGTTAATATTTTCAATATTAATAGGAATAATTTTGCTAGATGCAATACTCAGTTTAGTATCCTTTAATCGCCTAGGATTTTAAAAAATCCTAGTCTTGGTTATGCGGATAACGCCTGAAAACAATGTTTTCATGCCGTATTACATCCATAGCACCATCAGCTATATATAGCTGATAGGCGTTTAAGGGATAAATCATTCCTCGTTTTACAGGATATAACTGATAGGCTTTTAAGGATAGGTTTAATATTTGCTGTGTTTTTTAGTTTTTTTATTAATTTTATACTGTTCATATGTAGCAATATTAAGTTTAGGTGAGTGTTTAAGTAATTGTGTAGGTGATTGTTTAGATGATTGTTTAGTTAACCGTTTAGTTTTTTTTCTGTTATAAATCTGTTGTTTATGGGTAAACATTTTACCCCCACCCATTAGACTGTTGGTACCATCAAAAACAAACTGTAACATTGCAGTTTTATATGCATTAAATGCTGTACCTATATCTAGCACTTGTTCTGGATTATTAATCAAATCAATATTGTAAATTAATAAATTAGGGTCAATATTAAGTGTTGTAGGAGGTGTTGTAGGAGGTATTGCAGGAGCTGTTTGAACAGGAAAACTATCATTGTAAGTAATACCTCGAGTATTGTATTTATAATAGCAAAAGTACAAATATAAATTATCAACAGATGTTAGAATTCTATTTGTAGTAATATTATAATGATGATGTGTGTTATGTATAGTATTCATATAATATAGTGCGATTCCGCGTCCTCTATCAACTTTAATATTTTGTATATCAGCCGTTGTTGGCATCTCTAAAATATTTTTATCTTTTTCAAATATTAAAATTAATTTAATTAATTCATTATTTAATTCAGCTTGTAAATCAAAATCGGGTATATGTTCTAAAATATGAGGTTTAACTTGTTCATATAATTCAGTAATTTTATTATAGTTAATATCTTTAACATTATTTAAAATAAGTAAATTAGTCCATAATTTATACAATTGAACAAGATAATATACTGCAAATTTTTGAAAATTATGTATATTTACAAAATGTGTATATAATTTGCTAAGATCATTTTGGTCTATAGTATCAGGGGCACCAGGAAGTAAATGTACATTATTTAATATATTATATATATATGTAACTGTATTTTTAATATAGTCATAAAATTCTATATATTTATTTTTTAAATCTTTATAAAAAGTTGAACAATCTTTATTAATTAATTCTTTTACAGATTTTTTTGCTTTATTTTCTACAACATTTTGCACTAATTCTATAATTTTGCTAATTAAACTTTCTAAATTTTTAATATTATAAAATTTTCTTATTGCCTCAAATACTTTATCAGTATTAGCTATTATATTAGCAATTATTGCATTGTCATAAAAATTAGTAAGTGCAATTTCCCCTTTAATAGTTTGTATATCAGTATTAAACGTTTGTATTTTATCAGCAGATAATTTAGCTTCAGAAATATTTGTATAGCTTACAACTGTAAATAATGTATTTGATGTAGCTATAAGTTTACCAATACTTTTAAACTTTGTATTATCACTGTTAATAGTATTAAATAATAAAGGAATAATTAAATTTGTATCAGTTTGATATTTAATAAGTTCACAATGCATTTTATTCATAATTTCAAACGAGTACACTAACCAATTATAGTGCGCATTTGGAATATTATCTATATCTTTGCAAGTTATAGTATTATACATAGTGGGGAAGTTTTGAATTACATTATTAAAATTAATTGGCCTCTGATTATAAAATATAGAATCTGATGAATTATTTATAATTTTGTTTATAAAGGTAAATATGCTAAAACTGTTATTAACTATTCGTCTGTCATTACTAATACTATAAAGAGAAATTGTATTTGCTTTATTTAAATTGTTAATATCATTTTGTGTCAATTTTTTTTGTTCATAAAGATAAAACAATGTTTTAATATTATATTTAAAAGTATTTATACATTTTTTTATTATTTCTAAACAAGTTTCAAAACTTATAATATTTATATAATTTGTTAGTATATAAAAACAAATATCTTTAATATTTTCTCGTAATAAATTTCTATATCTATGCGAATCTAGAACAGGCTGACCATTTATAGGATTGTATTTTTTTGCTTTGCCTATTAAAGAGGAAATTTCATTATCAGTTATATCTCTCTCTATATCACGCATAGCTATTCCCCCTATTATGTTGAGCGCTCTGTTAACATCTGGCACTAATATATCATTTGTTACTGCTGTATTAATAGGCTGAATATGTTGCATTAAAGCACAATTTTGTATTAACTCATTTATATAATTTATTAAATCCATAGAATCAATATATGATTTTATTCTGTCATAATCTAGATTATTTATAGAAATCATATAATTTAAAGCATTGCAACAATAAAAGTATTTATTTAAATTTGTATATTTAGTTTTTAAATCTGTTAAAATAGTGCCAGTTGGTTCTGTATATTCTAAATCATCAATAAAGTTAATACATTCGTCTGTATCATTGCGATTTTCAATTAATGATGTAAATATATAATTAAACATTTTAAATGATATAAAATTAGCCATTGATACATATAATAAATCAATAATAGTTTCTAAATGTTTTTTTGCATATTTAGAATATTCTGTATATGTATTTAACATAATAATTTTTGGTATATCAGTATCAAATTGTGTAGTATTTAATATAGTTCCATAATACTTTGCATTATATATTTTATTATCAAATTTATATATAGGAATATATGTTGTATATGATTGTATACATAAATATTTTGCAACATTTTTAATTTCTATTTCTTCATTAATATCTTTACATTGCAAATAAAGCATAAGTAGTGCATATACTGTATTGTAAAGTATTTGATTTTTTGCATTATCGTCAAAAGTTATAAATATTACTTTATTTACACATTTTTCTATATTTAAATAGTTTTCATAGTTATTATAACATAAACTGCTATTTTGTAATATATTTTGGAATTGATATTGCTGATTAGGTAAAGGCATATACCAATTTTGTATTTTATTAATAACAACAGAGTTATATATATTATTATAATTAATAGGATTAAAAAGATCTGGTGGATATTGATTATTTGCGCGCGCATTATATATAATTAATTTAGAAATTAGTAATGTATTTTGTTCTAAAATAAATTTTTGTAATTGAGTAAAATATCTGTATAACATTGTAATTATTTTAAAAAATGTATCATAGTTTTGGTTATTATTATTATGTGCTGCAATTTGTATATTTGCATTTGAAAAAGATATAGGGATAATATTTGTATCTACATTTGTTAATAGATTATAAACTATACTGCATAATTTTTGGTAGTAAGTTGTATGATCTGTGATGTATATGCGTAGTGTATTTAAAAAATGGGCTAAAGTATTATGTATATCGTTTATTTCATTAGGAATTCCAAGAGGAATTCCAGGAGGAGGTACATTTGCAATTATAATGGCTTGCACTGCTACTATATCTAGTTGTATATCGTGTATACATATATATAATTTGTGTACATTTACATATAAATGATTAATTATATAACTAAATAAATTATTAGCATAATTGTTAGGCATATGTGGTTGATGTGGTGGAAGTGGTATATTATGTACATTATTAATTGGAAAATTAGCTAATCTTTCTATTATTGCATCATTTTGCATATCATTCCATATTTTATTAATTGTTAAAATAACTTTGTTGTTTGGCACAAATGTATCTAAAAAATTTTTACAACTAGTAATTGTTTGTATATGATTAAACTTTAAATCATAATCATAAAAATTTAAGTCAATAAATGTATTAAATTCTTGATTAAAATCAATAATATCTTGATTTGGATACTGTATTCTATATACATTTTCATATACATTTTTTATATATATGTTTACAGTATTGCAATATGTATTTTTTAAATTATTATATGATGTCCAAATAGATGGATTTGGATTTCTAGCATTTTCAGTAAATATATATTTATTATTTTGATTAACATTAACTTCAGTTACTGCAAAATGTTTGAATGGTACTGCAGTTTTTTTAAATTGAGCAGGAAGTGTTTCTAATACATTTTTATTTAATACAATATTAATAGTTAAACCACTTAATTGTTGAATATTGTTAATAGTTGCTTGTTCAATAATATTATAATTAATTAAAGGATCATTGCTATTTATACCAATAGTACCTGTATGTGTTTCTATACTATTAAAATTTTTTTCTAATTCAACTAAATTTGTACTTGTTTTATTTAATTGATATAAATTATGCATTATTTCAATAGATTTAGTTTTTAATTCAGTTAACATATTTGTGCTTTGTACATTATTTATTTCATCTTGTGCATCAATATTATATTTTTCTAATTTTAATAAATTTTTATATAAACCACAATATTCACTTTTTTTTTGTTTAATAATATTTTTTAATACATCATTTGAAGTTCCATATTTTATAAAATTATTCATAAACATGAGATCATTTAATGATATAATCAGGGGTTTTGCTATGTCATTAAATATAATATCTGTAGTACCAGCTGCAGTACCAGCTATTTTATAATAATTAATATAATAAGTTGTAGTTGCAATATAAAACATTAATGCATTTCCAAGTAAATATGTTAAATATTTATATTCAGTTTCTGCACGTTTATAAATATCTTTAAATAAAGTATTAATTTCATCAAAATAATATTTAAAGTTAATTAAAATAGCAGCATGAGTTTTTTTAATTAAAATAACATATAAATTACAATTCATTGTATTAATTACCTTTAATATATTTAAACAACTGTGATTTTTAGTCCCAATTTTTTTTATACACATAATTAAATATTTTGCTAATACTTGAATTTTATTAAGTAATGTAGTATCTGTTATATCAGCTTTAGCTAAAGTACCTATATAAATAAAATATTCAATAGCAGCATTAGTACAAATTTTATAGTCATCTCCATCATCATCTGCAAAATCATCAGGGTCATCATCAGCTCCAGCAACATCATCAGCATCCACATCCTTCAAATGTTTAGATTTAGATTTTTTAAGTTTTTTAGAATGTAAACTACCTCCAGTTATCATAGCATTATTACTGATATTATCATCAGCGCCATTATCATTAGAGCCATTATCATTAGAGCCAATATCATAGCCATTATCATAGCCAGTATATATAACTTGATTATTATTTATAGATTTAACATCTTCAATATATTTACTATTATATGATGTTATATATGGTAATACTTTAATTTCAAGTGATTCATCATTTTCAATATATTTTTTTATATTTTTAATAGATTCAATAATTTGTTTAATATTATTAGTCAATTTACAATCAACATGGTCAATTGATTTATAAAAGTTTGCTATTTTTGTGATATATTTATTAATTTTGTCAAGTGCTGTTTGTTTGTCTGTATTAGTAATAAATGCCCCTGCATTTTTTTTAACTACTTGTTTATATGCACTATAAAAATATTTATAGTAAATCTTAATAAAGGATTTAAAATATTCACAATAGTATTCTTGAACTTGCTTATATGCAGGTAATAAATTTAATTTAATAGTATTATATATAAATGTATCTGTATCATTTTGCACTTCTTTTTTATAAGTAATTGTTTTATCTATATTATTAAATATTGTTTCAATATCTGTATATTTCATAAGACTACTAAAATAATCATTATAATCTTTAGAATCATGCATATCATTTAATAATTTTGTTATATGCTTAGTTGCTAAATTTAGCTTTGCATATAAATAAACCTCTAAATATCGCATATCATCAATAGTGCCAACACCACTTTTATCTAGTTTAGGATCATTCAAAATATAATCTTTTTCATTAATAGTATTGAATTCATTATATATTTTATTTACAGTAATTTTAGCAGTAGTTAGAGTAAATGTTAATGCAGTAGATGTTTTAAACTCTTGAAGCTTTCTATTAAAATTATCATCAGTATCTTCATATATAGGATATCCATTCACATCACCACTTACAATGTCAATAATTGAAGAATTAATAATATTTGACTGTAATAATTTAAATGTTTTATCATATAATTCAATATATGTTTGTCGTTTCATTGCCATTAATTGTTTATCAACAAGAGGTTGTTCTTTTTTATCTAAATATTTTTCATAGTTTTGAATTTGCACATCCATAAACTTAAGTCGCAATGATATAAATATAAATCTGCATAGATATTGAATATTCTTATATTTTTGTAAATTTATTAAACTACCATTTCCATCAAGTTCTTGCAAAAATCCTATAAAATTTATATTGTTACCTGTTATATTTCTAATTTCATTCATCATAGTATTTAAATAGTTTTCTAATTGAGGACGTGCAGTATCACGATAGAAATTTAATATAAATTTTTTAGATAATTCATCATAATCAGTAGGATTATCATTAGGATTTTCAATAGTTTGAACTGGATTTATATAATCAATATTTGCAATTTGTTTAAGATCTTCTGTTGGTATTAAAAGTAAACGTAATGGTACATCTATTTTATTTAATGAAAAATTTTTTAATATAGGTAGTAAATTATTTTTTGTATCAGGTTTAGTTATAACATCTAACATAGAAATTTGATTTTCACTATAGTAAATTGCTTTATTTTTAGTGTTTTCACCAGTATAATATGTATTAGCAAGTTGGTAAAGATATGTTTCAATAAATGCAGGAAATCCAAGTGTATAAAATTTTTGTATATCTTCAAGCTGCTGAGTAATTTTAGTAGCATCTGGTGTTTTTCCCCTACCAAAAAATTTATTATGAATATCAGCTTCCTGTATATATTTACGAATACCATATTCAGTATCGTCATCAGTTAAACAACCAAGTTCACGTTTAATATATGGTTTTTTCCCATATGGGAAAAAAGATAGGATTTTATCCATAATTTTAATAATATTACGTAATTCATCAGGAGTATATAAACTAATAAAATTTGTTGGATTATTAGGTTTACCAGTATCCCCTATTTTCCCTTTTATGCGTTCACGCATATATTCTATTCCAAGTGTATTGGCATATCCCTGGTAGTTTGATAAATTTAATCTAATAAATATTGGCATATGAATAACAAATTTATTGCATGAGTGGGTAATACTTTGTTTGATTGGGATTATTTCATATCTTGGATTTCCAGAAAGTGGATTATTTATTAAATCACTATATATTATATTATCAGTTACAAAGTTAGTAATTCTTAGATTAACCTCGAAGATATAGTTTTCAAAACAACTATCATCTAAACCATTAGTATAAAAATTTCTAAGATCTATGTTTGTATATTTAAAATGTGTATATTTGGGTTCAAGTAATAAATCTATTATACGTTGAGTTAACTGTGCATTAGGGAGGGTTACATAATCTTCAAATATGCCACCAAAATCGCCACAATATATTAATGTGGTATTAGGCAAAATATATTTTTCACATATTTTTTTTATAGATTTAATTTGCACTGACCGTAATCCCGTAGTTAGCATAGATGGATTTGCAGGCTCAAATGACTTTGAATATGCATTAATACTTTTAACATTAAATAAATCATATGCACCATTTCCTACTAATTCTAAATTAACAATATTTGTAATTTGATACTGATATTTTGGGTCTAGTGTTGGTAGTGGTGCTCCTGCTACTGGTGGTATTATTTCTCCTGTTACAAATACAATATTAACAACATTAAATGCTTTTTCATTAGTAAGTTTAGGTAATTCTTTAGGCAAATCAGATAATATAAAATATGGTGTTTGATTAATTAGTTCATATGTATTCAAATTTAGCAGTTTATTATATACTATACTTTTTTTTACAAATACAATCATATATTTGTTTTGCTGATATACAGAAAAACATGCAGCAAAATATTTATCTTCTAAAAAATTAGTTGCAAATTCGCCATTTTTTTTAATCATATCACTAGTACCTTGCTGTATGCAAATAATATGTGGCAATTCTTCTTCAGTTACTGAGATGTGTGTATCATCTGCACAATATACTGAAATTTTATTACCTGGAATTTTGTCATTACCACATATATTAACACTAAGTACTTTAAATTCAGTTTGCATATTATTTGGTGCACCCAAAATTTGTGTTATGCAATCAATATAAATAATTGGTATAATACTTCCAATTTTTAAATCTTTAGGCTCCAATATTATAGAGGCATCTCTATTTATATTTTGCATAAGCGTTGCAAAATGTTTTTTAAATTGTGGATCTTTTGAAATAGCAATTAATTCTGCGTTTTTATACTCTTCAGATTTTGTATTTGAAAAATACTCAAGAAATTTTTTATCACGTGGTAAAAGACTCCAAAATCGATGAATACCTATTGTTTCAGCTTGTGCAAAAAAATTATTCATAGCTTCTAAATAAGTAGTAAATTTTTTATGTAATTCTCCAAAATTTTTTGAATCATTAATAAATTTTGTACGTTTTTGATTTGGAATATCAAATTTTTTTTCTTTATATTTTTCAGGTAATAAATTAGCATGTAAATCTAATGTTTTTTCTAAAAGCATATTAATTTTTTGATTATTTGCATCTATATTGCATTTTGAAGAATCAAATGGTTTTTCACGTTTTTTTTCAGTAAGATCTAAGCTTAAAATATCTAATTTTTTAATTTCATCAGTACAATATGGAAAATATGCTAAATATATTCTAAACTGTGTAATAAACTTATTATAATATTTATTAAATTCTGCTTCAATATTACGATATTTTATTAAACTGCAAATTGCTGTTTTATAATTTGATGAAATTCCAAGTGTTGCAATTTTTTTAATTTTTGAAACAATGCACCCTGTAAGATCTTTAGTATTAGTAAATGCTGTATATTTCATTAATTTAACACGTAATTTATCTTGTTCTTTTATAATTTTTTTTACATTTTCAACATTTTTTGAAATTTCTTTACCATCTGATGAATTAAATGCATTTTCAATTTCGTTTTGTTTAATAAATATATTATCTATTAGTCTATGAATTATTTGAATAATAGATTTATCACCTTTAAATAATTTAAAATATTGAGTGTGCATTTGAATACCAATGCTGCGCATTTTGTGAAAATAGTAACAACCTTTATAATGCGCACAATAAGTTTTATACTCTGCATCACTTACCTGTTTTATTTTATTTAATAAAAATAATTTAATGATTATACTCTTTGACATTTTACCATATGTATCAGCACGTACATCAGAATTCATTATAATTCCTGAAAACCAAAAACCTAATACACTTGATAAACCTGATCCTTTTTGGTTATATTCAGTTATTTTTTTATCATCTTTTTTTTTCTTTTTTAAAAAAATAGGGGTTTTATTATGTAAGTGTTTTTTTTTAGTATATTGTGTATTTTTATGTTTATGTTTAGTTTCTAAAATATGTAATATTTCATTTGATGAGTTTTTTTTAGTACTTTTTTTAATTATCATTTTACTAAATATTTTACTAAATATTTTACTAAATATTTTACTAAATTAATATGAGATAAAATTTTAACTTTAAACACATTAAATAATTATATTATTTGTTATATAATAATTTCTATGTTTAATATAGATTAAATTAAAGTAATACAATTTAATAATATACAAACAATATACAAACAATATACAAACAATATACAAATAATATACAAATAAAATATTTGTAAATATATAAATATATAAATATATAACTAACTACACAAGTACATAACTATATAAATGCGCATTAAATATCGTAGTTATAAAAAAAATCATAAAACTAATAGGGGTAAAATACTAACATTTAAAATGAAAGGCGGTAAATATTTGAGTAAAGGTAGTTTTGGATGTGTTGTTAAACCAGCAATTGCATGCGAAACATTAACATCAATGCAACAATCGCAATTAATACCAAACAATATGCTTGATAACTATGTAAGTAAAATAATTAGAGAGCCAGATCATCATCTAGAAAATGAAATTAATATTTCTAATGTTCTTCAAAAAACAAAATCATCAAGTAAATATTTTATAACTATAATTAATACATGTAATTTAAGTAAAATACCTAATAATCGTATAAATATAGCTCAAGCAACAATTCATAGTAAAAAAAAAAATAATTTTACACTTACAAATACTCGTAGTGGTATAAATAAAAACAAAACATGTCCACTTAATATATCTAAAAATCCAATTAATTTAATTATGCCATATGGTGGATATGATTTAGATAAAGTAATACGTTATAAAAAATATACAAATCCAAGTACATCTTTAGCTAAAATGGTTAAATTATATATTGATAATTTACAGCAAAATATAAAACATATGCTACTTGGTATTGTTATTATGCATAAAAATCGTGTTGCACATCGTGATATTAAATTAGGAAATATATTACTAGATCTAGATAAGACAGAAACTAAACTATTAATAAGATATACAGATTTTGGCCTATCTGAATTATTAACAGGGGATTATACCTCAAAATATGAAAATATTCATTTACGTGGTACAGCACAGTTTTACTCGCCAGAACTTATTGCAGTAAAAACAATATATATTGAACAAGATACTATTAAAAGAGGTGATGTTAATCACGTTAAAGAAAAATTTTTTATTAATTCTGATGAAGATAATATTAAAAAACTAACAGTAAAAATGCTGGCAGATACAGCACTTTATAATAATTATTTAGCAATTAGAGGAGAATTGTTTGATAAAATTAACAGTTTATTTAATAATAATAAAATATTACCTATATTTTTTGGTACATATGATAATAAATTTAATGGATATTTGCAAAAAGGAGATATTTATGCTTTAGGTGCAACAATTTATGAAAGTTTAAAAGAACATATAAAATATAATGATTCAACATATAAAATAGATCCTTTATTAAAAGATTTATTATATAAAATGCTTAATATGGATCCTGATAACCGTTTTAATGCTATACAGGCATTAAACCATCCATATTTAGCTAATAAAAAAGTTATTAATCATTAGGAAATTACACATCTATATTCTTTACACGATGGGGTAATTTATATTTAGTCCATAATTTTAAAAAAGGATATATTTATAGTTACACACTAAAAGTTAAACAATAATTTTTATCTTAGTAAAATTTAGACCTCTAGAACTATTAAATATTATAAAATGCATAAACAATCCAAATACACTAAACACACTAAACACACTAAGCACACTAAACATATATTACTTAATAATTCGCAGCAGCATGGTGGACATGTACTAGGTGAAGGTGGTTTTGGTTGTGTATTATATCCATCTATAAAATGTCCTAATATTAAAACTAATCCAACAACTGTAAGCAAAATTATAGCAAATTATAGCCATGCAAGTATAAAACAAGAGCTTGCTAATTACAATATGATTCATAAATTAGACCCTGAAATGCAATATTTTGTTACACATATTGGATCTTGCTATATTAATAAAATTCAAAATCGTCCTGATATAGAAAAAGTTGAATATTACAATGAAGAGGATTATAAAACTTTGGAAACTAAACATTCTTTAAAAAAAAAAGATAAAATACGTTGCCCAATTGATGAATCATTAAATTCTGCCAATATTTTAATGCCTTATGGGGGAATAGAACTTGATAATATTTTAAAATATGATGATAAAAATACAGAACACACACACGCCTTATACAAACAAATAAACACAATATTAATAAATGATATTAAACACAATTTAAAAAAAATGTTAATTGGATTAAAACTTTTACATGATAATAAATTTGCACATAGAGATATTAAACCTGAAAATATTGTATGTTTATTAAATGCTAATGGAACTAGTATAAATATGCGATATATTGATTTTGGATTATCACTTAAAATTACTAAAGATATTGATTATATTAGTATAAGCGGTTCTACAGAATTTACAGCTCCTGAAATAATTATTTCTTACTATATTGAATCTTATTATTCTACTTTTAGATCAAAAGATTATATAATGAGTAAAATTTTTGAAGAATATTGGGATACAGATGATAAAACAAATAAATATATTGATATAATGAAGCACAATAAACTATATCAAAATATTACAAATTATAAAAAAAACTTTGCATCATTATATAAAAGGATTATATATATATATGATAATGATACTTTTTTAAAAAAATATTATAAATGGCATAATGTTCATAATAGTTTTATAATGAAATCTGATATATATAGTTTAGGGATGACTTTTATAACAATTTGTGTTGAATATAATAAACTAAACTTAAAATTGCATGATCCATTACTATATGATTTACTTATGAAAATGATTGAATTTTTTCCAGATAAAAGAATAAATGTAAATCAATGTTTAGAGCATGCATACTTTAATTGAATATTTGCATAAAATATTTGCATAAAATTGATATTTTATTATTATTTTATTATTTTATTATTTTATTATTTTATTATCTTAAAGTTATATTTTTACTATTTTATAGATTGCATAGATTGCATAGATTGCATAGACTGCATACTTAACATATTACTTCAATGTCTAGAATAGAATCTGAAACAGAATCTGAAACAGAGTCTATGTATGTATCTAGATTAGCTAATGATAGTCAAACTGATTATGATAGCCAAGATGATAATAATCAAATATCTAATAATCAAATATCTAATTCAACTATTATATATGATTTACAAGATGCAACAGATAACACTATAATCAGTAATGCATCCCAACATAGTAAAATAAAAGTGAATATATCCAGAAAACAACAAGATAACTTGCAACTAGACTCTACAGTAACTACTTTATCATCTCCAAATAATACAGCAAAAACACTCAAAAAACAGTCAAAAACAGATGCAAAGGCAGCAGAGCTTGAAACATTACTTTATCCAAATGCAGAAACTATTGAATATTTTACTAAAGGTTTAGATCCTATTAAGATTTTAACTAAAAAATCACATATTGAAAATGATACTATTCTTCTATGTCTTTTATTAAAATCAAATAAAATTAAAACATCAGACTATAAATGCAGTAAACGCCAATGCAAAATTAAAAAAGCTTGGAATGGTAAGGAAATACAACTATTAATTAAACGTAAAAATGGTGTTATTTCTGATTTAACACCTACTAATTTAGAATTATTATGTCCAAATTGCTATATGCAGGATGCTGGTTTAGAATTATTTAAAAAACAAATTGCTAGAACCGAGTTTTTATGTAAATATTGTAAATTTACATTGGTTAATTTTAGTAATAGTCGAAAAAAAGGGGGAGTATGTTTAGCATGTGAAAAACGTTTAATAAATATGTCTGCTGAAAATAATGAAATTGAGTATGATAATCAATATAAAAGTTTATATAAAGATAATACCTATTTAAATGATGATTTAAAAAAAACAAATTACTATAGTGAAGTATCACGCTATAAAAACTTTTCAAAAACACAGTTACCTAAAGCAGGTAACTTAAATAGTATTAAACCTAGTGCAAAATCTATTGTTATTAATTGTAATATGGATATTGGCAATATTGATGAATTAAATGATATGATACATGTTGATAATAGTGTTGATTGTAATGATGAGTAATGATGAGTAATGTTGTATGATGTTGTGCGATGTTGTGTGATATTCAACTTTTATTTTTTAACTTATTTCCGTATTGCCTTATTTCCGTATTGCCTTATTTCATATTTCCCTTTTTATCTTAAAATTTAACTTAAAAGTTGTTCTACTTTAAATCTTAAACTAAAAGGCAATTGTATCTTAAATTATTTTTTTGCATTTAGTATGAATACAAATTTAACACAGATTGCTGCAATTACAGTAAAATTTTTAAATCAAGGATGGTATCATAAGGATGCATTTCTTAAAAAAAAAATGAATAATAATTTGATAGAGACATCATGTTGTATATCTTGCTTTAATCGTACATCATTTGAATTACTTAAATTTTCAAAGATTATTTACCTTAATAAAGATAGTAGTGTTTTTAGTGTATATTGTATATGTAATGATTGTAGTGATAAAATTATATTAGGTGAAATAGCTAATATTAGAGCACCTAATAATTTTAAAGAAATATGGGAATTTTTAATTAAAGCAAATCAATTAACATATATAATTGATGATTTCAAGTTGATTGATGCAAATTGTACTAGTGTATTGGAAAATGCTATTAATCATAGCAAGTTTAATTACAATGAAAAATTGGCTTTATTTAATAATTTGGCAAATGCTAATAATAAACTGTCAAATAATATAGATATTGAAATACAAAAACATCAAATATTAAATGAACAGCTTACTAAAAATGATAAATTAATAATAGATATAAAAACCCAATTTCGCAAGTTTACATGTGAATTAATTAAAGAGAATCACACTACTATAACAGAACAATTAGATAAACTAAATGAGATAAATAATGTTAAAAAATATAGTGTACCAGAGTGCAAAATATGTATGATGCGTGAAGTTAAAATAGCATTGCAATGTGGTCATGTATTATGTTATTGTTGCTATAAAAATATTTTAAAACATACTGATAAATCACAATATGAATTAGATTCTGAAAATGAAGATGCTGATATTAAAGATATAGATATTATCGAGTGTCCTATATGTAGAACTATTTCCACACTTAGTGTAAATATTTATTTTTAAGGTTGTTGAGATGATTGTAGTAGTTGTGGTTGTGGTGGGCCATTAGAATTACATTGACATGTACATACACATACAGGTCGCTTACCTTGCACACCTTGCTCACCCCTTGGACCTTTATCACCAGGTATTCCCTGTGGGCCATTAGGTCCTATTAAGCCAATAGGTCCCTGTGGACCTGCAAATCCAGTAGCGCCTTGAAATCCAGGTGGCCCCTGAACTCCCGGTACTCCAAAAATGCCCATTTCACCAGCTTTTCCTTTTATTCCAGTTGGACCAGTTGGTCCAATACATCCTTGGATACCTGCATCACCTCGTGGGCCTTTATCACCAATAAGACCTTGAGGTCCTTGAGGACCAGGGAAACCAGGGCTCCCTGTTGGACCAATTTGCCCAATTGCTCCACATTTTCCAATTGGACCAGTTTCCCCAACAGGGCCAGTTTCTCCTATAGGACCCATTAAGCCAGTTGGGCCTATTGGTCCCTCTATTGCAAATCGTTCACATACTTTAACCATTACATCCTCCAACTTATTAATATCTAACTGAATATTTGGATCAGTACTATCTTCAATATTTTTAACCCTTTTAACTAAATCTGTCACACTTGTACTTATAACACTATACTGCTTAACAAGCTGCACATGGCCACTTTTCAATTTATTATGATCATCTGTTAATATAGTAATTTTCTCAAGCGCTATATTTAACAAATTTGCTAGCTTATCCATGTTGGTATTTAGTATTTAGTATTTAGTATTTAGTATTTAGTAGTTAGTATCTAGCAATGCTAAAATTCTTAAGTTGAAAATCTAGACTGCATTTATAAAATACTACTATGTTCTTCAATATATCTGTAAAGTTTATTTTCCTTCATTTCACAATATTGCATTAAGTTGGTAAATATGTAATCTTGCTCATTTGTACCATGTTTTGCTTCTAGCTCTTTAAATAAATTTATAACTATTTTAATTTCACGATCATTCCAAAGTTCAAATAAAAATTTATGTATATCTTTTTGCATATCACGTTGCATATCACGTTGCATATCACGTTGTAAAGTGTTTGTATCATCATTTAGTGTACCACATCCCTGCTGTTGTGGTGTACCACATCCCTGCTGTTGTGGTGTACCACATTCCTTCTGTTGTGTACCAATTTGTATTTTCATATCTAGATATGATTTGCAGCCTTTATCTATATTACCTTTAGCTTGCAATCCCTGTTGAGAGTATGCATACTGTGTAGACTGCACAGTATCAGGTAATGATTGAGGTACAGGTCCTAAAGTGATAGCTTCGCCACCAAATTGTGCTGTAAGCATAAGATTATTATTTTTTTGCATTAATACAATAATATAGTAATCAATAGTGTGCTGAATTGTTGCATATGTGCTATATGATTGTTTAAGAATTTTTAAACCAGTTACTGAATTATTAAACATATACACCATATCATCATTTTTATCATCCCAGAACCATTCAACACATTTTTGGATTGGTTGAAATATATTATGCAAATCCTCACGACCATCACCATAAATAAAACGAACAACACCTTGAATTATAGTTGGTGAGTTAAAACATAAACGGTTTTGATGCACACTTATTTTTGTTCCCTTATCTAGATACTTAAGCATAGATAATTTTAATAAACAACTAAAGGGATCAATTATTGTATTCTTCTCTTTCTTTTTCATAAAAAAAGATTTAAGAGACTGTAATGCTCCAGATGTAATAATATCGGTCATCATTTTTGAATTGAATTGAATTGAATTAAATTGAATGTAATTATATTTACTCTATCTAGATACTTAAATTTTTTACATATTTACTCTTAATTGTTTAATAATTGTATAATAATTGTATAAGTAATATCCTTTAATAAATACAATCATTTATTAAAAGATGTTACTTAAATATTATTATTAACCGTTTTTTCCATATGTTTAAATGCAATTTATTTTGCAAAAAATTGAATTATGTTTCTATAAGTCTTAATAGTATATAACATATAACAAGTTTGATAGCTTTTTAACATTTTTAACATCTTTAACATGAGTGTATCACGTTCAACTAAAAAAAATTCTGCAACAAGCAATGCAATTGTTCCTGTATTAGATAATCAACAAGTACCCCAAGTACCTCAAGTACCTCAATTACCTCAATTACAATATATGCAGCCTATGCAATATATGCCTATGCAATATATGCCTCAGTTTCCCTATAATTATGGTAATGGATATCCTATGCAGCAACAAATGCCTATGCAACAACAAATGCCTATGCAGCAACAAATGCCTATGCAACAACAAATGCCTATGCAACAACAAATGCCTATGCAGCAACAAATGCCTATGCAGCAACAAATGCCTATGCAGCAACCATTTCAAGGTGCCATATCTTACCAACAATCTATGTATCCTCAATACAATATGTTTGGTTATCATCAGCAAGCAATGCAACCCATGCAATCGCAACCCATGCAATCGCAATCATCTATGCAGCCATTAAAATTTACACAGTCTAAAACTATTAAAATTGTACATGCAGCTGATATTGCAGATATAGATGATAATGACATTGAAGAAATTCAAGAAATTCAAGAAATTCAAGAAATTCAAGAAATTAATGAAGATATAAAAAAAACTAATATGTCTGCTCCACTAATTGATGATATGGAAGTAGATAATACACACTATTTACACAAACCAGCAAACAAACCTGCAAACAAACCTGCAAACAAACCTGCAAACAGCATTACCAAAAACATAAAATCAGAAAATCAATTAATTGCTAACTTTGAAAATGTTCTTAATGCCGAAAAACTTATTGATAAGCCAGTTGACTACTATTTTAAGCCTAATAATGATAATTCAAATGTAGTATATTCTATTGCTCCACTATCTAGAGTTGCCCATTTTAATAAAGTTGATTTTCCAGATGAAAAGTATGATGCTACTATGCTAGATGGCTCTGTTATAGAATATAGTGCAAAAGATTTGAGTGACTATACACTATATACGCAAAAATCTGTTACACAACATAATAAGCATCTAGCTGAACATACTCTAAATAACAAGAATCTAGCAAATCTAGCAAATAAAAATATCCCTACAGATGGAAAAGGTTTTATATATGCACGCACAAGCAATCATAATGATGTAAGTATTGATACCCAACGCGATCAATGCTTTAATTATGCACAAAATAATAATATTGCACTAGCTCCATTTGGGTTTCAATATGACCAGCTCAGCGCAAGAAACATGAAAAATCTTAATCATGAACTCGGCTTTTGGCTAGATTATATTGAGGATAACTCTGATATAATTATATATTCTATTGACCGTTTATCCAGAAATCTAGAAAAGGGTATTAAATTCCTTAAAAAAATGACAGTCCGCAATATTAATGTGCATTTTGTACTGGAAGGTGTTATTCATAACAAAAATATAAAAGCTGCACAACTAGACCTTATTTATAATGGTCTTAAAAATGCAGAATGCGTTAGCAATGCTACAAGTGAAAAAGTGCGCAATAGTATTCAAAAAAGGAAGGCTGAAGGACATGTATTCGGTATTGCCCCATATGGTTATAGGCATGTTGTTATTGATGGTATTAAAAAGAGAATTGTTGATAATAAAAATATGCAATATATCAAGCAAATATGCAATAAATATAGAGAAATACACAGTGCAAATTGCAATAATAATAATAATCAACAAAATACTCAAAATGGAATTTGCAGACATATCCAAAATTGGCTTAATCAGCAAAATATTCGATACAAAGATAATCAAGTTTTTAAGTTTTCTCAAATTAAAATAATAATTAAGAAACATTTAAGTAATCTAGATAATCTTTAGCATATCTAGCATATCTAATCTTTGGCATATCTAGCATATCTAAAAAAAATAAAAAAAATAATTAAACTAATATTTTTTTACAGAAGTAGATGCAATGTAAACTATATCTAAACTATATCTAAACTATATATAAAATAGCATAGGTAAAATTGTAATTATGTCAGCCCCTAATACATATCAAGATTTTCGCAATAAAACAGTTAATTGGTGTACAAAATTACAGCAAGCTGGTATACTTTCAAATGATCAAATGGATAATTGCATAAGTAGTGTATCTTTAGGTGGATCAAATAATCGGTTATCAACACAGATTCCGCCATCCGGACCAGGTGTCAATTATTCAATCTATAATAAAATCCCTGCTAATATTGCAAATACATTTAATATAATACAGCAAAATCGCAATTTTATAACAAATAGTAATGGTGCATATTTATCAGAGGATACCACTGGAAAACTTTACTTTAATACAGCAAATATTGATACATCTGATGTTAACCAGCCAGATTTAATTTGGACATTATCACAACAAGGGCAAGGCAAGCAAATCTATGCAATACAATCACCATATGGACATTATCTTATTGCAAACCCAGATTTTACTGTAACATCAAATGGTACTTCAAGTGGTCCAGCATCAAATTGGATTTTAAATTTTACAGATACAAATATAATTGCACAATCTGTATTATATAATGGATATTATTTAAACTTTGATCCAAATGCAGGAGCTGTTACTCTTTCACAAGATAAAAATGAATTTATAGCATGGACACTTTACCCTGTACTTACAGATAATACTACAGGACCATCACAATTATCATCATCAAATATAATACAAAACTTAACTACACAAAAACAGCAAGTTTTAACTGCTTTACAAACTGCTCAAAAACACGATCTTGCATTGAAATCATCAATATTAGCACTTAATCAATTACGGTCAACTGTTAATGATAGATATACCCGTACATCTCAATATATTAATGGTAAATTTAATTTAACTGAATACGGAATATCAACAGATAATCAAAATCAAATATTAGGCAAAATATCCAATCATAAAGCTATTGCATTAAGTGATATAGATAGTAAAATTGCTGATTATAATCAACAGCTAACACAGATGCATTTACCAACAGGTGAATACTCAGTTGCACAAGATAATTATAATAAATTAACAACACATTTATCATCACTTGCATTAAATAGTAATACACAATTATCAAATAATTCATCAATAATTAATCGGCAAAATGCTGACTATAATAATTATATGGAACAATCAAACTATAATAAAAATAATTTAAAATCATATGAAGATGATGCCGCAACTATGAAGCTTAACATGAGTATAATGGATAGCTATGTAAACTCTAACTATACATATAGTTATCCAATTATAATAATAATATTAATAGTTGGAATATTAGTATCTAGCTATTATACTTATAAAAAATTTAGAAAAAATGTATTAAAACAATATGATTAACTAGAGTAAATTAACTAATAGTTAAATTAGCACCAATAAAGAATTTATTATAGTGAAGTGTTGCACATTTATATGTATTAGGAATAATACCTGATAGTTTTACACCATTATTTTCATCAAACTCAATTGTATTAATAAACAAAGGAATATTAATTGGTTCAGGTTTTAAAATTTTAACTGTTTTATGTGAATCTGTAAGTTTTATAATATTATTGTTAATTTTATTAAAAAAGTATTGTATTGTTGGATATGTTTGTTGTGTTTGTAAAGAATTAACTACAGTTGTAATTGTACTGTTTGCTGTACTATTTGTTGTACTATTTGCTGTAGTATGTTCAGAATTAATTTGTATAGTAGTTAATGGTGTAGTAGTTAATGGTGTAGTAGTTAATGGTGTAGTAGTTAACGGTGTATTATAAATAAAGTTTAATGGATTTGCCCAAGTTATCCAAAATATTATATTATCAAAAGTACTATTTACTGGTTGATTTACAGATAAACTAATATTATTAATAGGTGTAAAACTTTCAGATAAATTATACATATATTCACAATTATTATTTTTAAAATTAGAAGTAATATTAATTATATCATTATTATCATTATTATCATTATTATCATTATTATCATTATTATCATTATTATCATTATTATCATTAATATTTCCCTGGATTATAGCAGTTAATTCTTCATCTGTAGATATTTTAGTAGTTGTAATAGTATCTGGATAAATATATATATAACCATGACAATTATTATATATTATTAAACCATTATTTAACATATATAGCTGACCCATATCATTACTTACTGTTATAAGTTCCATTGTATCATGTTGTTTTTTTAATTTGCGGTTAAATGTAGTATGACCACCATTTAAAAAATATAGATTAATTTTATTATTTTCATTAATATTTGTAAATGTTGTAGTATAGTTGCAGTTATGTTCAGATTCAGTATGCTCACATTTGGCATCACATTTGGCATCACATGTATTGTTTTTTTTACAAATAAAAAAATACATATCAATTACATTACTACTAGACCAATTAACAGTACTGCTATTGCTATTGCTATTGCTATTATGTAAAAACTTAATATGCAAAGGTGCTACAATATTAATTTGCTGGTTATTTACATTATATTCAAATTTAATATTATACTTTGTTAAATAATGTCCTGCATCATTGCTTATTGTTTTAATATTACCATTACAAATATAAGGTAAAAACAATTTATGTGTTTGCATGTTAAGGTTTAAGGTAATGAGAGACAATAGCAACCTCTAATTTTAATTTATAAAATAAAATTAAATAAACTAAAATTAAATAAAAAATATAAAAATATAAAATATTTATTCACCCATAATTACTATATTTGCAAATGTTAAATTACACATTTAATTGAATAATTAATTATTTTCTCTAATAAAAATTAAAAAAATAGATAGATATATTTGCATATCTAGATATCTAAATAGATTAAATTAACTTAAGTTTAATTAAGTTTAATCAAGTTTAATCAAGTTTTATATTAATTGTTTGTTGATATTGGCTATATTTAAAAATATATTAATTATAGAGTCATCTATTTCCGTTACAATTGCAAGTTTTGCAGTTTTGCGATTTTGCTCTATAGATACTATAAATTCATAATATACAATTAAATTTGGTGTTATATTTTCAATATCTAAAATACTTTTAGTTATAGTGCCTTTTATAGGGCTATATTTAACATTATATTTTTTATTAGAACCAGTAAAGCTTGCAATATGCGTGCTAAATCCATAATATAAACCGCCAATAATTTTTTTAGAAAGTTCTTTTGGAATGTTTAAATACATGGGTTTCAAATCTTTCAAACTGATAATATTCATTATCTTTTCCCATCGAACAGTATCTTGTTGTCCACCGATTTGTTGTTTTTTTGTTTTTTTGTTTTTTGAAAGTGTAGTATTATATGTAAAAGAATTGGTATACCCACCAGTATACACACCATCATGGATATCAGTTTGTTGTAATTTTAAAAGTTTATTCATATTATTTTCAGCATCTGCAAATTGCCAGTCATTTCCCCCTATCATAGAATTAGTAGAATCTCTATTAACATTATCAAATATTACATTAATTTCACGTTCCATTTTCTTAATACCTAAATCATCATCAGAATCATCAGAATCATCATGCTTTGACTTTGTACCACCACCATGTAATAGTGCATCTTGTACAGTTAATACCTCTTGAGGTACACCAAATAAAAATAAACTTCTTATCATAGGAGCATTATTTTTAACAGTCTTATATAAATCTTCAATTGTTTTCAATATGTTGCTTAGCATATAATCATTTAAACCATGTTGCTGGCAAAATGTATGCCGGTTAGGACTATGTTGCCATTGATTAAATATATTTAATAATGTTAAATGATCACCAGTAGGACTTTTAAATGTTCTTATATTTTTCATAACAATAGCATCTGCTTGATATGATGGCATACCTGGTGGTTTATAAAATAAATCTTCTAAACCACGTATCTCATGTAATATGCCACCTAAAATAATACAATACCACATACAACCAAGATAATAACCACCAATAATCATTTTTGCAATTTTAATATCATACATACCAAAATTATTACATACGCGGCCTAATTGTGATATATCACCCGCTTCATTAGCAAACCCCATATTTATTAAATTGTTTCTAGCCACTTTAATAGCATCAATATAGTTACCAACGGGCTCAATCATCTTATTTTCAATAAATGATAAGGCAGCTTTAACATTATTATGCATAGGCAAACAGCTTAAACCTAGTAATTCCTTGGTTATATCCTCTAAAACAATTTTAGGTGGTGTAAATTTTATAAATTCATTATTTAATTGGTAGTCAGTATATAGCTGAAAACAGTAACCTGCATTTGTTCGCCCGGTGCGTCCACATCGTTGTTTAATACTTGCCTGTGATACATAAAACTTTCCAGTTTCATAACAATAATTTGCAGCATCAAATTTTTTTTCAAATGCTAAGCCAGATTCAACTACATAAACTAATGGATCCTCAAATGTTACACTACTTTCAACAACATTTGTTGCTATAATAACTTTCATTGCATACCCTTGCGGTGCCATATGTGGATCTGGAGGTATCTTTTTTAATGCTTCTTTTTTTGTTGCAATATCTTTATTGGATTGGTTAATTGCTGCTGTAAAAGGAATTGTATATGGACGCCGATTTAATGGAAATTTGGCAATATTCTTTTTAATCAGTTGTTCAACTTTTACAGTATCTGATTCACTGGTTACAAAAGCAAGTATATCACCAATTGGCAATTTAGGGTTTAAAATGATACTTTCTATTTTTGCATAGATTAGTTCAGGTAGTTTTGATTTATCTATCGGGTGCAGTTCTGGTTTTAAATCTATGCTATACTGTGTAGTATTTACTTTAGGAATATAAACTGTATAGTTGCCTTTCAATCCAATACGATCAAAATAATTTGTAAAGAGCTTTTCATCTATTGTAGCGCTCATAATTATTACTTTAAACTCAGGTCGCCGTTTGCAAATAGATAAGATAAGGGATATTAAAACATCAATATTTACTGATCTTTCGTGGGCTTCATCAATAATTATCCCCATATAGTCACTAAGATCTGGATCATTAAGTATTCTCTGTTTAATTAAACCATCTGTTGCAAAAAGTAATTTAGTTGAGCGATCTGTATATTTTGACCCTGATGCACCGTGTTGATAACCTATAAACATATTTCCAGTAAGAATACGTTTATCTTTACCAAGTATATTCGGATCTTCTATATTTTTACATTCTTTATCTAAATAAAACATAGGAACATCCATACAAAAAGCAGCATACTCAGCTGCAATGCTTGTTGTTTGTTGTCGAGGAGTTGTGCAAATTATTTTTTCTTTATACCCAAAATAATGCAAAAGGAGTTTTGGAATAATAACTGTTTTACCTGCACCAGTTGCTGCTATAAGTAGTAATACTGAATTATTGTGAATCATATTAAATATTTTTTCATGATCTGTCCAAGTTGGATAAGTTGACCAGTTTTTAGATTGGCCATAGTAACATTTTGTATATGGTTGTTGGTTAAATGGATTTAAATATACTCCTTTTGGATCTAGAATACCATCAGGACGGAGTTTTTTTAATATTGACATTGATTTTATTTACTAATATCCACTAATATCTATAAAGATATTAGTAAAACTATTAGTAAAACTATTAGTAAAACTATTAGTAAAACTATTAATAAAACTATTAGTAAAACTATTAATAAAACTATTAATAAAACTATTAGTAATAGTACTGGAATAATTGTGGATAGTTGTGGATAGTTGTGGATAGTTATGCCTAATATAAACAAAACAATACATTAATAAAATAGTATTTATAAAGTGAATTGATTAGAATTGATTAGAATTGATTAGAATTGATTAGAATTGATTAAAATTGATAAGAATTGATTAAAATTGATAAGAATTGATTAAAATTGATTAAAATTGATTAAAATTAAGTAACATAATTACTTATATTTTTAAAGTGCATAAATTGAAAAAGTGATAAAAGTGACACATAAATCGCATTTACTTGCACTCACAAACTCATCAAAAATGCCATCTACACCAGTGACTAATTTTGCAACAATTCCATTAATAGACAAAATAGTAACCATTTTTGGATTTATGGAATGTGTCTCACATAGTGATATTTGTTTGGTTCAGCATATAGTACCGGTTGGTGCAAATCCTAGTGGTAATGATTATTGTTTTATTGATATTCCTGCGTGCCCTGGTTATGAGTCTAGTGACTGCCACTGGCTCTTTGTGGGGCAAGTTATTAATACTGGAAAAAGTATTAAAGAAATTATAAAGGTTTCCAATTATGGATATGATGATCCATTTGAATATTATGCAAACTCTGAAGTATTTGATGAAACTGGTAAACTAATATCTCATGGTTTAAATAAAAATAGTTTGATATATAAATGGATTATGTCTAAGATGAAGCTGAAGAAGATGAAGATTCATCAATAGTGCCGGATGAGCTTGTTGTTTGATCCTGTTAATTGATTCTATCAATTAAAATGCTTTACGTACATTAATAGCAAGTGTATTTTTCTTTTGAATTTTAGTAATATCAATTACATCTTCTTCACCCTCCTCATCTTCACAGTAATTATTAGAGTGATGTTGCCAAAACTCAGGTGCGCCAAGTTTAAATGGTGGGTGAGAATCTGCTTTATACCAATAAATCATACTTGAAATATCAGAACTTTTTGAAGTGTTATCTATCACTAGGCATTCATAATTTTCTGTACATTGGTTCATAACTTGACTAAAAATTTCAAATGTTGGAAACATTCCTGCATAATGATCATGGAGCCTTTTGCGATTAGATATAAATGTTTCTTTACACATGAAAACAAAATCAAATTGTGTTCTCATTGCAGGTAAAAGTCCAAGAGAGAATTGCATAGTAACTAAAAACATAAGATTAAAGTGTCGACCGTTCATAAAAATTTCTTTAATATTAATATCTTTAGACCATGTTGGTGCATCATACATAAGATCATCTAGAACTAAAAAAGCATAGGGATCAATATTGCTTTTTCCATACATAGCTTGTTGTTGTTTCATTTTTTTAGTAACTAGTTTTTGCCTTTTAACTAAATTTGCAATAATTTCAGGGCTATATTGTTCATGAATAAACAATGATGGCATCATATCACCATAAAACTGATTAGAACTTTCAGAAGCTGATATAACTGTACCAATAGGCACATCACGTTTATAATATAAAAGATCTTTTACTAAATAAGATTTACCTCCACCACGGCGACCTATCATAGCAACTATCGAACCCTTTCCAATTCTACTCATATCAAATTTTTTTAGATTAAGATTTGTCATTATAAAACAATATAATTTACAATATAATTTACAATATAATGTATAAATATTTTTATAAATACTAATATAAATTTAGAAGTTAATAAAAAATAAAAAACGACAATTCAATAAACGAATAATTTTGTATATTTTACAATATATTTTACAATATAATTTAGTTTTATGTAGTTTTTCACTTTATATTCATTTTATATTGTTTTATATTGTTTTATATTAAATGACTGTATTTTTGCATAAATATAACTTATTTTTTAAATAAGATAAGAATTATATTTGGATTTTTTGGCAATTTTAACAAAAATTGATAATTTATAATAATTAAATGATAATTATTCAACCCCCCCACCGCTAAGCAAGAACAAGACAAGCAACCCAGTCATGAACTACGGCAACGGCAACGGCTACGACAGCGACGTCTCCGATGTCAACGACAACGGCTACAACTACGACGTCTACGGCGGCAACTGCTACGGCTACGGCAACGGCTACAACAGCGACGGCGACAACCAGTGGCCCGACGAGGACTGCTACGACAACGGCTACGACTACGATGACAGCCACTTCTTCTGTATCAAATGTCCAAACATAACAGTAAGCAGTGTTGAGAGCCCTTACTGTGCACGCTGTTTAGCCGATTTGCTTGCTGAAAAGGAGAATCCCACTGCGGATTCTGAGGCGAATCCCACCCCCAAAGAAATTGAAGCTGTGTTTGATGAGTTGTCTAAGTGGTCTGAGGAAAACAACAATGATCTTGAAGCAAATGAGTTACGCGCAACAATTTCCTTCCTCGTTGGCAACGAAGTCGACTTCACAGGTGCAGGGAACATCTTTCCCCGTCCCTGTCAAGGCAATGTCAACTGCACCGAACTCACAGATGCCGAAGATCACATTTGCATGTTGTGCAAAATCTCTGATTTTCAGAGATCTTGTGCATATTCCAACTCTGATGACAAAGAGGATCTTGGCAAAGAGGATCTTGGCAAAGAGGATCTTGGCAACAACAACATCTACGAGAACGTCAACGTCGACGGTAAGACGATGTGCGCGCATTGTGAAAGACAACTAGCAATGCGCCCTCCTCCTCCCTGTGTGTATTTGTGCTCAGGCTGCTTTGTAACCAATTCTTATCGGCTGATTGCAGCTGCAGAGAGGGATGCCAAGGCTGCTGAGGCAGAGTCCAATGCTGCTGGCAACAAGGATCTTGGCAACGCTGAAGAATCCCAGTGCATGATATGTAAGGAAGCCCCAGCAACAGAAAAGCGCGTTGTATTTCCCTGGCAAAACGACCGCGATTGCTATTACTATGATCACAAAAACATTATGCATGTTTGCATTCCCTGTGCTGCCATCTACGATGAGGAGCACTATGCTTGCATCGTAGATGAGGTGTAATTAACACTATCTGCTTCACAATATCAGATTATTAGCTTGTTTTAATTTTCTATGTAGATTAGTCTATATAAATTTTTTTTTATTTTTTTATTTTTTTATTTTTTTTTATTTTTTATTTTTTTAACACTAATACCAACTTAAAATTAAAAAAAAATAAAAAATAAAAAAAAAATAAAAAATAAAAAATAAAATTAATAAAATTAATAATATTTATTTATAACGCCAATAACGCCGTTAACCCATCTAAAATAGTAATCCGCATACAGCATTGCTGACAGGATCGCGAACAAATTCCCATTCGTCTAGAGTAATATAGCCATAATGACCTTGCCAACTAGAATGGCTCTTTAGATCAGCAATAATTTTTAGTGTGCCAAAATATTCGTGGGCAATAACACTATTTGTTATAATACCATGGGCTAAGCAGGCAATGTTATACTTGTTATTGCACATAACAGTGTGACCAACATCTAGAATAAAGTCATACATATAGTTACCAGCATCTAAAACAATTACATTAGGATTAGGCTTAGACATATCCATATCCTTATAATCATAATCACAGGGGAAAATCCAGTTGGCATTTGCATTTGTGTCAGTGGCAACATACATTGGATGATATGGTGTTATGAAACAATTGTCATCAAGAAGTATCATAGGCGTAGGGCCATTAATACGTAGCTTAAGAACACAGATAACCTCGGCAACTCCTGTTGATGAATCTAATGACACAACACGGTTACCTGGTTTAATCTGGCAAGCTGGTAGCTGGGTACCATCTGGCAAAGTTACAGGCATATTGGCACTAATGCATCCACCACTAACATTGTAATATGCTGGGGAAATAGTAACAGGCTGTGCAAGTTGCGCAGCAGTTGATGCACTAACAGATGACCTGCCACCACCACCACCACCAACACCGTTATAACTGCCATAACCACCACCATAAAATGATGCAGCAGCTGGCTGTGTAATTGGCATACTCATAAATATCTCCTCTACTTCTGATTGTTTTGTAGTAAAGCAGTCACCTTTGTAATACTGAATAGCAGCATCTTTAAAGTTAAAGCACAATTCATTGCGATGAGCAAAGTATATACAGCGGAGATAATGCATACCCCATTGCTTACGTGATTTTTCAGATTCAACTGCCTTGCCAATTTGCCCTTTATTTACATCCGGGTCATTAATATCAGTTAGCAGAGCACGCACATACTCAGTTTGCACAGGGTATTGCACTCTACCAAGTTCACGCATATAATAATCAGGATCATGATTTGGATAAGTATCCTTTAATTTACCAATAACATCAATAATCTTATAGCGGGCGAATGTATTCGTTTTTTCAATATCTGTAAACACAGTTTTAGCAGTATTGCCTTCAACTATAATGTCATACTGAGCATTATCAGTATTAGTCTCAATAGAAAGATGGCATAGGATACTATTAATAGATGCGGGTGCCGATGTGGGTAACTCATGTAAAATAGTGCGTGACTGCCCGTAAAGAATAGAGCCGACTGGAATAGCATCTTTACTGATAACCCCATTTGTCTGTAATGTAAAAGACAAATTCATAATGCCAATAGATAATATATTGCTAATGGCATTTACAAATACTGTACCGACCATACTCCCATCAGGGATAAAGTAGTAGGCGCCATTGGCAGACTTTGCAATTTCTTCTAATAAACGACTATTTACGTCATAACCAAATGCAATTGTAGTAATTATGGGTAATGTATTTCCACTTTTTTTCAATGCAGCCAATTTAGTTGTTACACTGCGACAAATTGATCCTTGATCCATATCGTCAATGCCATCGGTTAATGCCAATATGCTTACATCATGGGTAGTATTCACTTTGGCCAGTTCTAATGCCTCATTTAAACCATACCAAATGCTAGTGCCGCCATCAGCAGAAATTGCTTTAAGCTTTATAGCAATCGCAGCTTTTGCAGCAGCAGTAGCATTCGTGGCACCTTGCAATTTAGTGGGTGAGTAATTAAATGTAATAATTGCAAACATATCATTTGCAGATAATGCTTGAATAGCAACTAGAATAGAGTGTATAGCTAAGGTTAATCGTGTAATGTTAGTTTGCTCACTTTTGCCAGCAGGTGCGGAACTATTCATTGATCCTGAAATGTCAAGTACAAATATCATAAAGGCCGGTTTGCGGCTATTACTATCACCATTAGCAATAGCAAAGTTGGCCATTAGATAGCGCGTTTCAGAACCCTCTTGTTGAACTATTTCACATTTAGTAATAAGCTTTGGTGGAACATAGCCTGCAACTGCAATAGGGGCGGCTATTTGCTGTATAGGAGCAGCTATGTGCTGTATAGGAGCAGCAGCAACTACAGTTGTAGCAACTGGGTTTTGCTGTGCTAAGTAATCGCGTATAATGCGCTTAAGTGTAATATTAGGTGTTAAACTATTATTAGTTAATCTAGCACCAGATAATGGTGAAGTAAAATGTCCACTAAGCCATTCTTCAATTGCAGAGCGTTCATATGTTTGACCATCCGCTGTAATAACAGGGTCAGACATAAAGTCCTTTGTAATTGGGCAACGATAATCTTCTTCATCAATAAAAGACATTGTAAATGTTACTATGCGTTTGTATTTTATAATATTTAATATTAATGTTAACAAATCAATTTTTTGTAAGTATTTACCGTTATTTACCGTTATTTACTGTTATTTACCGTTATTTACCGTTATTTACCGTTATTTACCGTTACTATCTGATTTCTTAATTTATTTCTTAATTTATTTCTTAATTTATTTCTTAATTTATTTCTTAATTTATTAATTTATTTCTTAAATGGATACTTTGCGTTTAATTAAAAATAATAATGTAAAATAAAACTGTAAGGTGTAAACTATATAAACTATATAAACTATTATAAAGTTTTATGGGTCTTACTAATCTAGATACATCAACAATAGACACTATGAATACAAATAATACTGCTACACTAAATACAGCATCACTTGCTGCTGCACTTACTGCATCTGCAAATGCATTGCTAGTAAAGGATTTCTATGTGATTTCAATAATTACTAACCCAGAACGGTTTAAGATTCGCCCTAAACTGTTTAGAGACTTTATGGCACGTATGGATAAATATGGTGCTAATCTTTATGTAGTAGAAGCTGCCTATGGTGACCGTGAATTTGAAGTTACTGATAGTACAAATCCCCGCCATATCCAATTACGCACAGATTCTGAACTATGGCATAAAGAAAATCTCATTAACATTGGTATTAGCCGTTTACCTGCTACTTGGAAATATGTGGCGTGGATTGATGGTGATATTGACTTTATCCGTCCTGATTGGATTCTAGAAACTGTACATGAATTGCAACATCACCCTGTTGTGCAAATGTTCGAAGACGCTATTGATTTAGGGCCTGAGCATCAAATTCTGCAAACGCATAAAAGTTTTGCATATTGCTATAAAAATGGTATTCCTAAGAAACATATTATTCAAGGGCAACAATTACCTTATTACACAAAATTTAAAAAAACGGTCGGTTCATATTGGCATCCTGGTTATGCTTGGGCAGCAACCCGTGATGCAATCAACACAATGGGTGGTTTACTAGATTTTGCAATTTTAGGATCAGGTGATCATCACATTGCTTGTTGCTTAATTGGTGATGGGGATTATAGTTGTCCTAAGAATATTAATGAGCAATATAGAAAATTGGTATTATCATGGGAAGCCCGAGCATCTAAATTACATAAAAATATTGGATACATTAAGGGGAGTGTTTATCATTTCTGGCACGGTAAGAAGAAAGATCGCCGTTATAATAACCGTTGGGACATATTAATTGCTAATAAGTTTGATCCTGTTCTTGATATATATAAAGATTGGCAAAATCTATGGTCACTATATCCAGGATATGAGAAATTGCGTGATGATATACGTTTATATTTTCAATCTCGCAATGAAGACAGTATTGATATGTGATGTGTTGTTTATGTTGATTGTGTTGTTTGTATTGTTTTTTATTCTTTTATTCTTTTATTACTAAAAAATTATATTGTAAAATTGAAATACACATAAATACATATAAATACACATAAATATAGTATAAAATACATTGCTAGATACACGATACACAACACACGTTACACAATGCTATCTAGACTTAATCATTTACCGGTAAGTAACCCTATACTTATAGAGCCAATTACATTTAAATCACTATTTATTAATGATAAACATTTAACATCTCTTCCAGATCTAAGTAAGTATAAATATTTGCGCACATTACATATTAGCCGGAATGATTTAACAACAATTGGTGATAATATACCTGATTGGATTGAAGAAATTTATTGTAGTCACAATAGAATCACATCATTTGGAAAATTGCCTAAAAATTTAAAAGAATTACATTGCGATAATAATTTGCTTATACATCTTGATAAATTACCGCCAAATCTTATATATTTAAGCTGCACTGGCAATAATTTAACAGCTCTAGATCATTTACCATCTTTTTTGAAAACTTTAAAATGCGGTAATAATGCTATTACGAAACTTGATAAATTACCTTATGATATAAATCAAGTTGATTGTAGTTATAATAAACTTACATCTCTAGATAACCTTCCACCTAATATAACAAGTTTATTTTGCTCTTATAATAAGCTAGTTACACTTTGCAATTTACCAGCATCAATTAAAATTTTGCACTGTACTGATTGCAATCTCAAATCATTAATTATTCCAGCTAATCTAGAAACATTTTATTGCAATAATAATTTATTAACTACTTTAGATGATTTACCTGCAAGTTTAATAGTTTTAATATGTGCAAATAATTTGATTAAAACACTTGATAAATTACCGCAAAAATTGGATTTTCTTGCATGTGGTAAAAATTTAATTACTAATCTTAATAAATTACCAGCTAGTTTAAAATCGCTTAACTGTGAGCATGGAATATTAACAGAGTTAAATAATTTACCAAATCTAGTAATGTTACTATGTTCACATAACTATATAACTAAATTTGATAATCTTCCAAATACTATAAAAAGGTTAGATTGCAGCAATAATCCAATTAATCCATTAATCCATTAATCCATTAATCCATTAATCCATGATTTTTTTTATTATTTTTTTTATTATTTTAATTATTTAAAAATAATAAAAAATTAATTAAACTCTAACTAAATTATAAGTAGTAAATATTTACTGTATATTTATTACATAGTTACAATATATTTTAATATAGATAATAATAAATAATGTCTACAACTAATCAAAAAAAACCATTACTAAGATCTTCTAGCCAACATAACAGTCAAACTTCTAATCATACTAACACCCCTAGCACCCAAACTTCATATAGTCACATTCTAAATAGCGAAACTGATAATAGTGAATATCTTGCAAAATTAAAAAGTGATCAAACAACAATAATAGCATTTTATATAGAATACATAATAACCCCATTAAACAAATACGAAAAAGACGAAACACTACAAAAATTTAAAACTATAATACAAGAATACATCGATAAGCCTGATGCTGAAACATTTAAACAAGTTCAAATAATGCAATTAAATTTATTTAAAATATTTATAGATGATTTATATGGATATGAATTAAAACAAGATAGCATTACAAAATCCAATTTTAATTTTACTATTGCCGATATAAATTTGCTTGATAAACTTACATTTAATAAATTAATTAATGAACTGCAAAAATCAATTAATAAAATGTATAGTACGCTGACACAAGCAAAAGCAGAAGTACAACAAAAACATATATATGATTTTATTTTTTCTGAATCTATAAACAATCTTAAAAATGCAAGTATTAATAATTTAGCAATAGATGGATATATGGAAAGTTTAAAAGATTTAAATAATATATGTAAATATACAAAAAAATATTTTAATGATAATAATGATGTAATAAAATGTATTGCAAAATGTTTTAATTTTATAAAAGTTGCATTATTTAATTATTTATTAATATTAAAAAATGCATATGCAAATAAAGATAGTTTAGTGGGCCTGTTAATTGAATCTGACCTACCTATACTTATAAAACAAATAAATATGTCTAATATGTCTAATATTTTTACTATCACAGAACATAAAAATGGACTCATTAAGATAAATAATAGTAGTAATGTTTCTAATAATAATAGTAATATTAGTAATAATAAAAGATCTTTAATAAAAAAACAAAAAAACAAAATACAAAACAAATTTTTATCAATAACTAGTTTGAAATATAAATGTAACAAGCACCCATCCAATGACAGCAAGTTACAAAAATTTATGCATATTTTGTTTAATCTAAATAATCTAAATAATATAAATACTTTTGAGTCTAATTTTAATATAGAATATTACATAAATCAAATTAAAAACATAGATCTTATATATAAACACAATCCAATCCAAGTACTTAATTTTCAAATAAAATGTGAGCATATAGATTTTAAATCTAAAAATATTCATACCGGTGCCTCCTTAACTCCAGAATTTAAAATAATAACTGCAAACAATATATATTACTCAAAACAAACTGTAAAAACTATTAAACACATTTTAAAATATTATAAATATTTAATTAATTTATATAAATATTTATTTCCAGAACTAAAAACATTACGTGTTTTAAGTAAAAAAGTAACCAATTTTACACGTACTCACATAAATAAATTAAAGCCACACTATGAACGTGCTACAACTAAATTTGCATACCATAGTGAACGTGCTAAAGCAAAACTTAGTGCAGCAAAAAAAAGTGTATTTAACTTGTTTAGAAGATCAAGAGGAAAAAGTGTACCACCAACCGTTAAATTCACTCCCACGGAACATAGTAATAATAATAATATGTTAACTTATTAGTAATCATCAGAAATACATGCAATATGGGCATCATAATTACATCCCAAATTCACATATCAAGCAAGCCAAACTTTATAAATTTAAAATAAATAATAGTAAAAAAATGCTGTCAAATATAATCTAAATATAATCTAAATATAATCTAAATATAATCTAAATAATATATATAAATTTTATATATAAATTTTAATGGCTCTACAAGATTGGCTTATAATTAATTCTAATAAATTAACAAAAGATGGTTCAATAATACTTATAGTAGCTTGTATTATTTATTTAACAATATTAAGTTTTTTAGTAAAAGATTTAAATTTTCCTATATCACACCCTATTATATTTACTATAGAAACTATAATATGCAGCTTTGGTATAGGATTATTAACATTTTTAATGGCATATAATCGTAATAATTTAAATAATACTACACCTATAGCATTTTTACTTGTATCTTTAAAATTTGGTATTATACATATTTTACTACAATTTTCAGGATTTTATTCATATATTTATAATATTTAACAACGGGTATATCCTTAAATAAACCGGTGCATATTATTATTTTATAAATTTTTTATTTCAAAATTATTAATAGTATTATATACACAAACCCATTCAGGATAAATTCCTATTGTATTATCATGATTAAATCCATATATGAAATTAATCCAAGGATATGGCATAAATCGTAATGCATTAGGTTTTTGTAAATAGGAACCCATCCAACTTAATGTAGAATTTGAACATATTCCACCTGCACATGATGACATAATGTATAATGTATCTAACTCATCATCATTTATATCTTGTATTATGTATTCATATTTAGTCTTATCACTATTACTATTATTACTATTATTACTATTACTATCATCATTACAATTCCCATCCCAACCTGGAAATTGTTTAATATAATTATCTAGATTTATACCTCTTTCATTAGTGCAAATTATAAACTTTGCATTATTATCTGCAGTTTTAATTGCCTTTATGCAATATGTATAGTATGCAGCTAGCTCTATTTTATAAAGTGCATTATTAACATAATCATCAAGCCTAATGTGTATAAAATAGCAATTTGCAAAAGTTCCATATCTAGACATATCATTATTTGGTTTAATAGTAAATGCATCGCAAAAATAGCAATCTAGATACTGCGGGTTAATAAAGTAACCATCTAAAAGTATGTTATTATTATTGGCAATTATAGACTCTGGTATGCATTTAGTTATATCATTAAATTTAAATGCATGATCTGACTGCTCACTATAAGTATAAGTATTATGATAATCTATACTATCTGTACCTATTTCAAGCCATGGAAATAGTTTGCTTAGTGTATCAAAAGTTTTTTCTGATGATTGATGATTATTTTTTATAAAATGTGATTTGCTAATATATAGTGTTCGATTTAACTTTTTAGCATAATTAAGTGCACAACCAATTTTAAATAGTTGATTTCCTAAACCACCCGTAAGTATTGGTGTTATTTTAAGTGTTAATTTATTTTTTAACATTTTGGTAAAGTTATAAACTAGTAAAATATAAGTTATGCATCTTTATATAAAAATTATACAAAAAATAAAATATAAAATGCACAATATAAACTATAAATACTAAAATAGTGAACGAAAGCATTGTGATGTAGGTAGTGTTTTTGGTTTTTATATTGCTGAGGCTGTAATAGGGGTGGTTAACTTGTTTATTTTTGTTTTTATAGCATTTATTTTATTTTGTTTAACAGATTTTGATGAGTTTAATTTAATATTTTTAATTTCTGATATATTTTGGTAATATTTAATTTTTAATAATTTAACAATTATTGATTTTTGTATAGTAATACAATACTCAGATTTAATACGATGGTCAGTAAAAAATTTATATAAAACATTGCTTTTATCATAAGACATACTTAGAATATTAATATATAAATCTATAGACTTAAATTGCATAGATTTTATTGAGGTTAGAAGTGCAGTATATAAATTATTTAATAATATTTTTTTTGAAGAATCTAATGGATTTTTTGTATAAATATCTAATATAATTTGTATATTGATTATTATATAAAAACAATTTAAATATTGTAAAAAATTTACATAGTTAGTACACAGTGGTATATTTTTAATTAATAATTTATAATTATCATTTTGTTTTATAAGTTCTTTAGTAATTCTATGTATTAAATTTGTATAGTTATTTGTAAATATATCTTTTGTATACTCAAATAAATTATCTGTTTTGTTTACTAAATTATTAAAAAATTGAATATCATTAAGTTGACTAAATATATTATTTCCTTTAGGTATAGTTTTTTCTGTATAATAATGATTTAAAGTATTAAAATAATATTCATTAATAGAACGAAATTCTTGTATAATCCAATTAATAATTTTTATAAAATTGGTTTTATTATTTTCAATTATAGAATCTTTATTAGTATCTATAAGATTTTGTGCATATGAATTGTATATTTCATTAAGCACAATGTTATCTGTATTATCATCTATATTATCATTATTAAGTGTATAGTTTTTAATATTTGTTTTATATTTGGTTAGTTTAGTCCGTAAAACTTTTGTATTATTTGAATTTGTTTTTTTTTTAAATAATTTGCCTGTTTTTAATTTTTGATACCATGATTTTGGTTTATTAATATTTGTTTGAATATAGGATTGATCAATCAATATTATTTTAATATATAACTTTTTTTGTATATCTAAATTATTATTAATATTATTAATATTTTGAAAAATATTAATAAACATTGTCTTATTATTTTGATTTGCTGTATAATTAAATTTTTGTATATTATCAATTAATGTTTTAACATGTCCTTTTGCAGTTTTAAAATTGTTTAACTCATTACTATTTATATTCATATTAGATATTATTAAATTATATAATAATTGTAACTGTGTATATATATTTTCATTATCTCTATTTTTTACTAAATCTCTATAACAATTTACTAGACTATTAATATTAATAATAGTATAAAATATAATTAGCATATTAAATAAATTTATACAGTTATTTTTATATATCGATATATTATGTGTTTGTATATTATTTTTTAATAATAATATTGCAAATTTTTTAATCCAATCAACTTGCTTTTCATTATTTTCATTAATAAAAGAATATTGGTAATATGTACATGTACGTAAATCTGTGGTAGTTATTTCTCCATTTTCTGTAGCAGATTGTGTATCATATGTAAGTTTAGGTGTTGTGTTAAATTGTGGAATACCTATTGCACTGTAAATATTGTAAAATATGTTTTGTTTAAATTCAATATTTAATATTTTTATTATATTATTAATAATAATAACAAATTGCGTACAGTTAATATTATTAATATTATTAATATTATCATTATTAAGTTGTATTATTATATTATCATTTAAATAAGATTTGTATATATTAGGATTATTTTGTTCCATAAATGTTTGTTGACTAACTGTTTGATGATTAGCCATATTTTAATAAATCTTAATATATATTAATAAATTTTAATATATTAATATATATTAATATATTAAAATTTATTATGGAGTCTTTAAACATAAATAGTATTTTAACAAAATGTATTGAAATTAAAAAAGCAATAACAGAGTTTAATGAATATGTAAACCGTTATGCTCAGGCTCAAATTCAGATACATCAATTAAGTGAAAATCAAAAAGATGAATTAAATTTATATAATAAAAATATAGATGATGCTTTACAAATTATTGCATCTATAAATGATACTAGCCCACAAAGCTTAGAAACTGTAAATAATAATTGTCGTATATATCCAAAAGTTTTTATTATTATTAATAGGTTAAATTACAGCTTATTTCCTAATAACACTTCATTTTCTCCTTTAAAGCGGGGGCAAGCTATAACTCCAGCCACAAGCACAGCTTATAATATTACTACAAAAGATAACAATGGACTATTTTTAAAAATTAAATGGCTTGTTAATAGTTTTTACAAATTATATATTCAATTTGTATTAGAAAAATTTATTGATAATCAACAACAATTAAAAAAATCTTCACAAGAAACATCTTCACAGGAAACATCTTCACAAGAAACATCTAACTTAAAATTATTTACTAAACTGCATTTTATTGCATTAATATTAATAAAAATATTTGTTACTCAAAATAATCTAAATAATATAGATGAAATATTTTGTAAAAATTTAAACAAACAGTTAAATTTTCATACAATAATACCTGATACTTTAGAAATATTAGAACACAAAATAGATATATTAACTAAAAAAGAACTTGCAATATTTGACCAGGACAAAAACTTAAAGTTTCCAAATAAAAATTTTATAAAAGCATATTACAACCAAATACTTGAAAAAAAAAAAGGTATAAATGGAAATATTGAAAATGAATTTTATGGAGAACTAGCTTTTTGTAAAAATCAAAAAATTCAAAATATTAATTATTTATTTAAACATATTAATAATATTGCAAATACAATATTTTTAACTAATAGTGAGAACATATTTAAAAGTGAAATTACTTATAATAACTCTAATATAGAGTATAATTTGCAAAATATAGTATATGAGTTAGAGTTAAACACTAATAAAAGTAACACTAATGAAAGTAACAATAATGGAGCTAACACTAATATATATAATCAATTTATAAATAAACTTGCAAATATTAATTCACCTAAAAATCCTAAATGGAATATAGAGTCTGAAATACAGTTTACATCAATTACTTATGACGATATAATAAAAAAAGTATTAGATAATTTTGAAACAATTACATTAATTATTGAATCATTACGTACATCAACTTTTCAACTTCAATATTTTTTAAAAAATATTTTAGATAACAGCAAAAAAAAAAATATTTTACAAGTCATTCAAGCACAAATGCTTAAAGAACTAAATATACCTCAATTAAATATTGATAATATTGAAAATATAATAAATCAATGTTTAACAGAATTTAATGAAATATTATTAATTATAGAAATGTATAAGTCAATTTTTGTATCAACTTATAAAAGAATAAACCAAAAATCAACCACAAAAACAAAACATAAATATAACGCACATAATATTATTAGTTTACCACTTCAACCAGAAAATTTTAATAAAATTAACAAACATAACAAAAAAAGCATATTAACTACTTTACAAAAAAAATTAAACTCATACAGTAAACCACTTACATTAAGACAAAAAATATGGCGCAAAATTACTAAAAGATCAAAGTTTACCAATTTTAATGAAAATAAAACTAACAAAATAACTAATGAAAATAATATACAAACACATGCAAACCTTGTTAAACTTTCAAAGGTTTTTCCTAAAACAAACGAAAAATCAAGGACAATAAAATCTTCACAACTAGTAAACACAACACCAATACTACAAATAGCAAAAGCAAAACCATTGCCACATCCGTCAACACATCCGCCAGTTGCGGTATTATCAAGTGCGGTTTTACAAGTACCACCTGTACCACCTGTACCACCTGTACCACCTGTAATACTACCTCACTTAGAAAGAATGGAAGCAGCTAAAAAGATAGTTCAAACCCAATACGCACAAAAACCTGTTGAACCTGTTGAACCTGTTGAACCTGTTGAACCTGTTGAACCTGTTGAACCTGTTGTACCTAAAGGTAAAATGGCATTTTTTAAAAGAATTAAAGCAGAACTAATAGAAAAAGGGCAAAAAATTAAAGAGAAACTTTCATCACGAACATCATCACCAACACAATCACCATCATCATCACCATCACCAAAATCATCATCACCATCACCAAAATCATCATCACCATCACCAACATCATCTGAAAACAGATACTTATTTGATTTATAATATTATATATATAAAATGTAATAGGTTAAACAAAACAATGCCTAAACTTAATAAAATTAAGATAAACAATATAAGTACAATAACTATAATTGTAGTATGTATTGGTGTTGTAATAGGATTAATTATACTATGTAAAGTTTATGTATCACCATTTGCAACTGTAACTAAATCATTACCATTGCAAACATCTGCACCATCTGCAACAATACTATCATCAACAGTAGTACCTGCTCTTACAGAATCATCGCCACCCATAGAGTCACAGTATGCAACACCACAATCTGTAAATCCACCTGGAATGCAAAAGCCACAGGGATGTCCAAATAGTAATGATACAGAATCAATTTGCAATAATTATGAGTCATGTTGCAATAATATACCAACAACAGAATGCTACTGTAAAAATCCAGCTGTTAGTTTATGTAAAGGACAATATGACCAATGCATGGCAAATAATAATATTATTGATCTTTATACACAAGAACAGCGTAAACAAATGTGTAATGATCAGCGTGGTATATGTTGCGCATTGTATAATTCGTTGGCTGGTGTAAATAGACAATATGCAGCAACTTCCGGTGTTGATCAAAAAGTAGACCAAATATGTTTATTAGGATTGCAACAAGATATAACTACTAAATGCCCCGCTTTATGTTCAACTAATAAAAACTGTGCAGCATATTCAGCTGGAAATGCAACATGTAAATTATTTAGTAGTGCAAATCCTATTATGCCAGTTAATGTATTTAATAAATCTGGTACAGAAAATGGTATTACATATTATAAAAAACAATAGCTAACAAAAAATAGGTAACAAACAATAAAATTTAATTTAAGAGTTTATTTTTAAAGTTTTATATTGTAAAATATTGTAAAATATTGTAAAATATTGTAAAATATTAGTGATAAACGTAAAACTAATGGATAATACAAATAATACTAATATATCTGATGTTGATAATGAAAAAATAAACATATCACATAATACTGATATTAACACTGATCTTGATGAGACTAACATAACAACTACACTTGATAATATAACATTAAGTACTGATAAATTGCTAGTAGATGTAACATCTGTAAAAAGAGCTAAATTTGCAAAAACTTGTGAATATTGTCAAAAAATATTTAAAGCCAAAAAAACATATGAAACCCATATATATACACAGGCTTGCAAATCTTTAAATGAAATTACCTATTGTAAAATATGTGATTTAACATGTGAAACTCACCAGCAATATAAGAAACATTTAACAAGTTTAAGACATAATAATAAAATTCAAACAATATATGGAATTGTTGAAACTATTGATGTTACTGTTACACCTCCAATTAATACTGCGGATCCATACTTAACTAGTGATGATGTAGATACTATTACAAAAAAGAGTTTAGGCAATAATTTTACAATTAATTATAAAGATGGTCGTGACAGCCACATTGTAAAGTTGGTAAAGCAAACTGTAAGTAATACACGTGATACAGGTAATACACCTGCAACACTATCTAGCATAGATCAAAATACAAGTATACAAAATAATTTATTACAAACAACAGACAAACCACAAGCATTACAAGCATTGCAAAAATCACAAGCTCTAGAACCCTTATCCGCCTCCGCATCTCATTCTATACAACACCATGTTGATCCAATTGAAGCTACACCTCGACAAGCAAAAATAATTACATATTTAGAAGGCTATAAGAATATTGCAAATTGTGGCGACAAACTTATTGAAATATTAAAGGAAAAGTTGCAAATTGAAGATTATAAACATTTACAGACATTATTGCAACAATCTCCACATTTAAGTAGTGAAATGAAAGAGGCATATGTGGGTGCAATAAACAAATTTTCAATGGCAATGGTAAAGTTAAAAAATAAAGGTGTTTCAACTTTTAAAGATAAAGATATTACTATGATTGTAATGAATTTAAATGCATGATATCTGAATATATCTATATATAAGTATATATAAGTAACTATCAAATATTTATAACTAATGCATTTATTCGTTAACCCTAATATTGCAAAAGATTAAGCATTTACATTATTATTATTACTAATTATAGTTTGCTCTGTTTCTGCAGAAGTATTATGTTGCGAATTATTTGCAAAGCTAATATCATTACTATTATTATTTTTAGTTTGTTTTCTGTTAAAGAAACTACGTTTTTTAGTCTTTTTTTCTAGTTTTTTTATTGTTTTTTTTAATTCATCAAGATAATTTATGATTTTTAAATAAAACTCACTTAGAGCATTAAACTTTTTTTCGAGTGGCCTAAAATAAGCATGATATCTACTGCTCCATGCTTTAAGGCAAAAGTTTTTAAAAGCATCCATATACTTGGATAACTTCAATTTTTTAAATAATGAAATAACTGCATTATATATAGATTTAACTATTAATAGTTTTTGTATTGGTTTCATACTGTTTATTGGGTGCTTCAACGTTTCATATAAACCTACTATAGTATGTGCAAAAAACACTGAATTTACCAAACAATTGGCATCTGTTTCATTTTTGGAATCAGTAAAAGGACAATTATTGGATAAATTTTTATAATATAGTCTTATCATTAATTTATTATATGATTCGCGAACATACTCAATAATTTCAAAAAACATTTGTAAATGCAATTTGAAGTGTTTATAATTATTTTGCAAAACATCATGTTCTTTTTTAATTATGAATGCAAAATATTTTGTAATATAATTATTAAAATAATAAATATCTCCAATGAACTCTGTTTTATATATTTTTAAACTATCGATAATATTATTAGTTTTCATATATTCTTTTATGACATTTAATGCATTTTTTAATGCGCTTCCCTGTAATAAATTATTGTTAAAACAGTTTGCAAAAGATAATAAACTTGGATTAAGTCCAAAACATAAGCAGGCATGTTTTATTAATGTTTCTGGATTAGCATCTTCTTTAATATTTTCAATAATATTATACTCATTAAACGTATATGTCATAGATTTATTTAGTTTGTTAAACTCTGAACAAGTAATTTCATTGTTATTCGTAATTTTTAACACATTATTTTTTAAAAACTTATTGGATATACTTAATATTTATATTAGAAATAATTTTTTTATAATTAATATTTTTTAATAGATATATTACATTAACTAAAAATAAAAATAATAATTATTTTTGATATATTTCCATGAAAAATATATTAGTATATATTATAGTTGTTTACTAAATAAAATTAAAATATATAATGTCTTCTACTAAAAGTTCAAGTTCTCGAAGCTCTCAAAGTTCCAGCTCACGCTCCAGCTCTGGATCAAATTGTCGTCCCAGCTCACATTCCCATTCACATTCACATTCCTTAACATCTAAATGTAAAGAACATATGGATACTCATATATTAGTAGGAATTCTTTACAATTTGTTAATTATTTTATATCTAATTAATCTAGAAAATGAAGCATGCAACTGCGTTATGGATTGGCGTCATAACTATCTAAAATATTTTAGTTGTGCCCTTGTAATTTTAGGTATTATTGGACTATTTACTGATATTAATAAATCAGCAATAGCATTTTTAATAAAACTGCTCTTATGTGTAGGTTCAATTGTTAATATTTATTGTCTATTTACCTATATTGGCGATCTAGATGTTACTAACTGTTCTTGTGCTCGTGATAAGCAACGTACTATGCACTATTTTCTTTATATCTGGCGTTGGGTTCTAGTTATTTCTCTTGTAGTAGGAGTTATATGTGCAGTTGTTGGATCTTGTGATCATAAGCATTGATAAATATTGATAAACATTGATATCATCAATATCATCAATATGTTTTAACGCGTATTCCTGTTTCTGACATTCCAATACTAGTTACCATATTGAACTTAATATCACCATTTTGCCTTTTTTTGTGTAATTGCTGGATTGTTTCACATCCTAGATAGCTGAGACCCGATTTTAAACCGCCATTAATTTGTTCTATAACATCTTCAACACTACCTGTTAACTCTTGTTCACCATCAACACCCTCTGCTGTAAACTTAGTATTTAATTTATGTTTTTCTAAAGATATAGGTGTTCCATTAACACTTGCATCTTGACTAATATATTTGCTTATTACCTTTTCCTGTTTTGATAAATTTGCCATTGTACTAGCCATACCCCTTACATATTTAAATCGCTTACCATTGCGAAAAATAATTTGCCCTGGACTTTCTTCTGTTGATGCCAATGTACGTCCCAACATAACTGCAATAGCACCACATGCTAGCGCTTTTACTTTATTGCCAGTTTTTCCTAAACTACCACCATCACATATAATATGTGCTTTAAACTGTGGTATTTGCCCTTGCTCTTCCCCTTGTCCTTGCTCTTCCCCTTGCCCTTGATCTTCCCCTTGCCCTTGATCTTCCCCTTGCCCTCTACTAAAAAAATCAAAACATTCACTTACTGCTGAAAATTGCCCTTTACCAATCCCAGTTTCCAGCCGTGTAGTACAAATACTGCCATTTCCAACTCCAACACGTATGCAGTCTATATCAACTTTACACATTGCCTCATAGCCTTGCCAATTGCAAACATTACCTGCCATTAATACTAACTTTGGATATTGTGCACGTATACTGCCAATTGTTGCAATAACATTAGTATTAAAACCATTCGCAACATCAATGCAAATAAGATCCACACCCTCAATAACTAATGCAGATAATCGTGTTTGCCAGTCATCAATGATACCTACTGCTGCACCTACACATAATGCTCCATTAGTATCAATACAAGCCTTTGACTTATTATTTTCATAGTGTCGAATATTTTTTAGAGTTATTAGACCTGCTAATTGGCCATGTGCAACAGTTCCAGTGTATACTAAAGGTATTTTCTCTATTTTATGTGCTAGCATAAGGGATTTTGCAGTTTTAAGTAAAATATCAATTGCTGAGTTGGAATGGGATATTTCAGATGGGGATGTAATTTTAATTGTTACTAGAGATTCAGTAGTTGTAAATTGAAAAATAGTTGCAGTATGCTCTTGTGTAGGGTTCTGGTTTATGTATTCTCTCATATATTCAATATCGCGATGTGTTATAATGCCAATAAGATTGTTTGATAATTGTGAATCAACTACACAAAATGATGATACGCCATATTTCCCATGTGCTTTAATAAGCTCAGCATATGTAATGTCGGCAGTTACAATATATGGATAAGCAATTACGTATTGTAAAAAACGTTTAACTTGCTTAACTTGAGATACCTGCTCATCTATAGACATATATCTGTGGATAATACCAATCCCTCCATTTAGTGCCATTTTAATTGCCATGTCTTTTTCTGTTACCGTATCCATAGGGCTGCTAATAAGAGGTGTTTTAAGAGTAAGTGATCGGCCATTTGTAGCTATATTTGTAGCCAGAGAAATAGATGCTCGAGTAGTTATTGTACTAAGAAGCGGTTCAAGAAGCACATCATCAAAGCAAAGTGATATACTAAGTGGATTTGAAGGGATAAAGTCAGCTGTGGACATTCACGTAGTTATATTATAAATATATAGATCTAGAACACTATATGCTTAAGTTTTCAAATAAGTAAAACAAATAAAAATAATAAAAATAATAAATTAATCTAAATCATCACCATTGTTAATTTCATCTCCATATGAATATAGGTATGGTTTAGAATTATTAATAACTGTCCGAGCAGTTTGTAAGTCTTGTGTATATGCATTTGATGCTTTACTTATTAATTCAGTAAACGAATTTATAATGGGATTACCCTGTGGATTTGTATGTAATATACTTTTTTTATCATTATTCATCATATGTAACATCATTAGTGGCATTATATCTTTTATTGCTTTATTTACTAAAGAATCTATTTCTTGATCTGATGATGCATTTGCTACAGATATAGCTACATCAGCTACATCAGCTACATCAGCTACATCAGCTACATCAGCTACATCAGCTACATCAGCTACATTTGTGGCATTTATAGATTTTGTGTAATTCTCATCATGTTCATCAGTATTTGCAAGTTTAGCTTTAATAGTTTGCAAGTGTATGGCCAATGTATTAAGTGATATTTCTAATTCTATAATATCATAGCTAGTAATTATAGATTGTGACTTAAAACTTGCAATAGTATCATTATTATGTAAAGTATTAGATACTGTAAGATAATCTAGTAAAATTTCAGAAAAAGTTTTATTATAAGTTTGAATTATATCTTGGGTTGAACTAGACATCTATATATGTATTTAGTATGTATTCTAATTATTCATATATCTAGATATGTTATATAGATTTAATTTATAAGTTTTACGTAGTTTAGTTTAGTTTAGTTTAGTTTATAACGTTGGTGATAGGAGGTGTTTGCTGATAAGAAGAATAGTAGTGAACTGATGGATATGTTATATATTGTCCAGTTGATAATGGTGTTAATATAGTATTTGGTAGTGTTGGTTGGTGTTGTTGGTGTTGTTGGTGTTGTTGGTGTTGTTGGTGTTGTAGGTATTGGTGTTGTATTGTATGTGTATGCATTTCATATGTTGGTGGAGCTTGATATGCATTATCTAGTGATTGTATATCTGGTGATTGTTGATGTTTTAAGTCATTATATGATGGTAAGCTTTGTAGTGAATTCTGATTTGTAGCTTGATTTGTATATGGTAATATACCGCCATCTATTGATCTATATGCATTATGTTTAACTAATTTAGTATATATACATAGTTTACAACAACATAAAAATATAATTAACATTATACATAAAAACATAAAAGCAACTACTTTAGTATAGTTATTATAGCCTGAATCAATTGTTATAATATCATTCAATGTTGAATTGCCTGTTGAGTTTATACAAAGTTGACTATATTTAGCATTTGATTCTGTTGAACAATTACATATACAATTATCAATTAATTCAGTGTAGTGAACTGTATCATCATCATATGGATAATAATGATAATTACAGTATGTAACACAATATTGAAATAGAGAATTGCACACTTTAATAGCTTGATTGCCTGCACAGTTAATTAAATTCATTGCGATATTTTATTTTATTTTATTTTATTTTTAGTTTTTTTTTATTTTTTATATTTTATATTTTATTTAGGTAATAATACTATTAAATTCTCACTATTAAATTCTCACTATTAAATTCTCACTATTAAATTCTCTAAATAAAAAAAATTGTATTTTGAAATATGCAAATATGCAAATATGCAAATATGCACATTTACATTATACATTGTCTATATATGTTGCGTGTTGTCTTGCTAAATCTGGCTTATTAGTATAATAAGGTTCTAGCACTACTTTATTAATCCAATCAAACATAATTTTTGAAAATATTATATCATTTGCAGGTTTATTATAACCAAAACCAGGGCTACTATTAGTTTCCAATAATATAACAGTATTATCTTTGCTATCAATCATAAAATCAATACCCATAATTAAAAACCCATTTTTATGTTCAGGATATAACCATTGTGAGGTTTGGTGTTTATCATGTTTATCATGTTTATCATGTTTATCATGTTTATCATGTTTATCATGTTTATCAATTATATTTGAAATGCATCCCATTATTGTCCGCATTTGTATAAGTAACTTATTAATGTCTATATCTGGATTATCTTTTATTAAATCCTGTGGAAAAAAATAATCATCTGATGAACTAGTTTGATGTGTATCATGTACAGCCTTTGTAAAAGGTTTTGCAGTTGTATAGGGTTGCTCAGCAGTTAATATATCACCAGTTTCTAAAAAAAAACTATTAAATATATTACCTATATAACTAATTAGGTAATACATACGTAAATGAAATTTATAGCCTTTAAATAGTATAGGGTTTATTATATATTCACTTGCTATTACATTTTTAGCATATACTACACCTTTATAATTCCGATGACTATTGTAAAAGGCAATTGCTTTGTTAAGCTCTTGTTCAGTAGAAATGTAAAATATATCACGGCCTGCAAAACTATTAACAGGTCTAAGAATATAATGCGGATATGATGTGGAATGTGACTTTTCTATTATTGCCTCTTTGGTAAACTTATATTGATTACGTTCATTTATATAAAAGGTTCTAGCTAAGTGTTTATTTGCTATATCTGGGCAATAAGTATGCATATGCAAATATAGTTGACCTTTATCTTTAATATTATGTATGTGATTACGATTTATAGTGTTTATTAAATTTGCCTGTATACCATTAAATCTGCGATCTGTAACATTTGTAATAGGATTAAGCCAAATAAAGTTAAAATGTTGATTTCTTATAAATTTTGGAAATTGTGCAGTCTTTGTTAATAGTTCTTGCTTTAAGCAATTTTTTGATAAATTAGTTAATTTAATCTGTTTACTATCTAGCTCTTGTATTTTAGTATATTCTTTAAGATTATAAGTTTTAAGATGTTTTCTTAGTTGTAAAGTTGGTAAATAATTATATTTTGCATTATAGCATTCACTTATTATGTAAGTGTTAGTGGTATTAGTGGTATTAGTGGTATTATCCTTGTGTTGTTTGTGTTGTTTGTGTTGTTTAGTTAAGTTTTTGTGTGTTGTGTTTATATATTGTTTTTTCCTTGTAACTATTGGTTTGCGATGCATTTATATAAGGTGGTTATTTTTTAATAAATAAGTTAGTAAGTTAAAAATAGTATACACTAATCTATTATATATATATACAATAAACTGTAATAAACTACAATAAACTGCAATAAACTGTACTATACCAATTTTATATATGTAGAATGTTGCATTGCTAAATCTAAATTATTAGTATAGTAAGGTTCTAGCACTATATCATTTATCCATTTAAAAATTATTTTTTCAAGTTTCAATTTATTTTTATATTCATTACAGTTAAATCCCGCTTTATTATTAACTTCAATTAAAAATACACGTCCTGTTGTATCAACCATTATATCTACACCCATAATCAAAAAACCGTTTGTGTGCTCATTATATAACCATTGTTGTTTAAAATCTGAATGTGAAATTATATTGCTAACACATTTTAGAATGTTTTTTGTTTGTTCAAGTATATCTGGATATATGTTTTTAAGTTCACCTGTAAAATTATCTGGCCAAAAGTAATCACCTGAATTATCTAAGTGAGTATCATGTACTATTTTTGTAAATGGTTTAGTAGTTGTATATGGTTTTCCTGCATGTATAATTTTACCCATGTCTAACATAAAAGATGCAAATGTATTATTAATATAGGTAATCAAGTAATATACACGCATATGAAACTTATACCCTTTAAATAACATAGGATTTATTATATATTCACTTGCAATTACATTATTAGCATAAGTTACACCCCTATAATTTTTGTGGCTATTGTAAAAGGCAATTGCTTTGTTAAGCTCTTTTTCATTAGAAATGTAAAATATATCACGCCCAGCAAAACTATCAACAGGTCTAAGAATATAATGTTGAGGGGTGGAGTGTGAAGTTTCTGTTATAATATCTGGTGTAAATTTATATTGTTTATGTTCATTTATATAAAAGGTTCTAGCTAAGTGTTTAGTTGCTATATCTGGGCAATAAGTATGCATATGCTGATAAATCACACTTTTATTATCAATTAGTGACATGCGGTCTTGATTTAACATATTGATTAAATTTGCGCGTAATGCATAAAATCTGTGATCTTTACTATTTTCTATGGGGTTGAGCCAAATAAAATCAAAATGTTGATTTTTTATATATGGTGGTAATTTAGTTGTCTTAGTTATGCTAAGTTGTTTTGAACAGTTAGTTTTTAGGTTATTTGGTTTTAACTGTTTCATATCTAGCTCATGTATTTTTTTGTATTCTATAAGATTATAGGTTTTAAGGTAATATTTTAATTGTGATGTTAATAAATCATTATATTTTGCATTATAACACTCACTAATAACAAAGTACGTATGTGGCGTGTGTGATTTGTGTGGCGTGTGTTTTGCAGTTTTTGTATTATGTTTTTTCATTGTTTTTTTCTTATAGTTCACCATTATTAAGTGTTAAGTATTATTTTATATGTATATATTAAATTAGGTATACTAGATACACTAGATATAATGGCTATAACAAAAACAATCAGAAAAACTAGGAAGCACTCTAAATCTGTAAAATCAAATACAAAATTACTAACCAAAACTATTAATACAAATTGTGAAGCATTAATACCAATTTATAAATTAACACCTAGCCAGATAGGTCAGCTTACCTTTATTACAAGTAATAAAACTACTATGAAACACATTGGCACTGGTAAACTTTGGAAACGTATAGATATATTACAATATATTAAAGATGAATTAGCACAACATCGCAAAACAATAGAAGATAGGGAATATTTCACATATGTTATGATTTCTCAAACTGGTAAAGTAATTGGTTTGATATCTGGTAGAAAGAATATTAAATTATTGGGTAATAACAAAAAAAGTCAGTATGATATTTTACTACGAATGTTTATTGGTGCTCTAGATACTGGTAAGGGTTTTGGTAAGTCAATTATATCCAAGTTTGCAATACTTTATAAGGAAATGATAGGTTTTAATAATGCAAATCTCATTTCAGATATTGCAGTTGATAACTTAGCAAGCATCAAAATACATGATGCAAATGGTTTTAACTTTATTAAACAAATCAAATATCCAAATGGTAAATTTTATAAAAGATATGTTAAAAAAATATAGATAATATTTAATAAGCTAGATAACTATGACAGTGATTACAAAAAAATTAAACTATAAGAAAATCAAGGCAATTAAGGAAAACAAGGAAAACAAGAAAAGTAAAAAAGTAAACTATAATGATATAGGTAAGTCAGTAGGTAAGTCTGCAGATAATTCTATAACATCTACAGATTATCCTTTTTTAAATAAAACAATGAAAATAGATGAAAATAGTATTAATAATATTAAAAACACTGCTAAATATCTTAAGCGGCAACTTTATATATGTGATAATGAAAATGAATTACCATTAGAAATTAAAAAAGACAAAAAATATAAATTAGGATCATTAAAAAGGTTAGAATTAGGACGTATTCATAATGAAATAGTTATTATAATGTCATCTTGGAAACAATTTGAATATATAAATAGTATAACTGATTACTTTACAGAAGAATGCCGTGTTAACTGTATATTTAAAGGTGCACAATCATTACTTTCTTATTGGGAAAAAAATAAAGTGCAATTACGTAGTGAATTAGTAAAGCGTAAAAAATCTGTTACTGATTATTGGTTACGTGAGCTTATGTATGAGAAAAATAAGCCTTGCAATAATTTTCGTGTTTCAGTATGTTTAGAAATTCTACGGCTCTTTAAACCAAAGCGATGGCTAGATATATCAGCAGGGTGGGGTGATCGATTATTATCTGCATTATTATATGATGGTTTGGAAGTCTATTGTGGTGCTGATCCAAATCCCTGTTTACATCCATTATATAAAAAAATGATTGCTACTTTTACAAATAGTACAAATAATTCTAAAACTAGAACTAACAAATCTAATCACTCAAAGGCTAATATACCACAATATATACTGATTAAAGATGGGTTTGAAACTGCAGTGTTACCAACTGGTATAACATATGATTTAGTCTTTTCAAGTCCTCCATTTTTTGATTTAGAAATTTATTCTGGAGATAAAAGCAATTCCTATGTTAAGTATCGCGGTGTAGATGGATGGTTTAATGGATTTCTAATGCCATCAATCTATAAAAGCATTGAATACTTGGAAAGTGGTGGCCATTTAGTTTTATATATGGGTGAAGCAGGAGGTACCAAATATATACCTGAAATGATTAGCCTTATAGATAAATTAACTATAAACTGTGGTATTTTTTACTATAGTGGAGGTGGAGGTAAATTACGAGAATTTTACTGCTGGCAGAAAAAATGAGTTATTATTTTATTTGAGTAAAAATATAAAAAAATAAAAATAATTGTAATTGTATAGTTAATTTCCTATTACTTTATTCATCTTATTCATCTTATTCATTATCATCTTCATCATCAGATGGCACCTTTGTTGGCTTTTTAGCCTGAGTTGCAGCCTTACCCTTAGAGGGGGTACCCTTAGCAGCTGCAGTCTTAGCAGATGATTTCTTAGGAGTTGGTTCAACAACAGCTTGCGTCACATCAGGTATTTTGACATTTTCACTGTCATCATCATCATCACTTTGCTCGGTAGCTTTAGCAGCTGGGGTGCTAATAGCTGGGGTGTTAATAGCTGCAACAGGCTTGTGTTTTGGCTCTGACGATTCAATTTCAATAGGTGCTTCTTCACTAGGTTTTCCTTGCTTACGAAGGCGATCATTATCACGCTTCTTCCATTCAGCATTAGCCTGGGCAAATTTCTCTTGATCTGCTTTTTGCAAGACAATATACGCAGCTTTTTCTTCATCACTAAGTGCGCGCCATAGCTCTCCACCTTCCTTTGTAATTGCAAGGTTTGCCTGCATTTTTTTAGTCTTAATGTCAGCTTCGCTTGTGCCGTTTTTCTTAGCTTGCTTTAGCTGTTTGTCATCAACACCATGCTTTGTCTTAAGCTCAGGGCGTTTTGCCTTAAGGAAATGGAAATATGCAGTAAGACCGCGTGATGGCTTATCCTCTGGAAATTCACCATTGCTAATTGCAGCTATACGCTGTTGTTCAATAGCCTCCTTATATGCATCACGAGCAACCTCATATTCTTTTTGCAGCTTAGCCTTTTCCTTATCATCAAGGCTAGCCCACTTTGCATTACGCACTTCCATTGTGCAAGTTTCACCACTTGCTTTAAGTTTTTTAGCAAATAGATTGCGTGCATTATTAGCAGGCTTAGTCAATCCCTTTGGAACAAACTTAGGGTTTGCAATAGTTTTACGGTGTTTAGCTTGAGCTTTTGATATAATATTTTTCAAATCTTCCAATGAACCATAAATAAGCTTTAACATATCTTCAATTGGCATACCGTCAAATTCCGTCTTAAATACTTCCATCATATCAATTAGAAATAGTCCTAATACTGCAGGATTTGCATTAATACGTCCAGTTAAGACACCGTGCGCTGCAGTAGTATTCTCATTAGATTCATCAGCAGAGTCTTCAACAGGCTTAGCAGCAACAGGTGTAGTATCTAGCTTAGTATCTACTTTAGTATTAGACATAGTTTGATTATTTACAGATTTAGTTGCAGACTTGGAAGCAGGCATAGTTGTATATGGCTAATAGGCTTTAAGCTGTTTTAATAATGTAATTTGTTATTTATAACTAGTAATTTATATGTAGCTATTTCAATTTTTTATATTTATTAATAATTTTCATACTTATATGGAAAAATGGCTAAAATGGGAAAAATAGAATAAAATTGGAGGAAAATAGTTTTAAGATGTGTTTACTTACTTTAATGTAAAACCTTTTTAAAATGTAAATAATAATCTGATGGTATTTTTAGGTACCATACTACTAAGCTCATAGGGCTTTTGGCGTTTTTAGTCTGGCGTCCTATCCTCAGTATAATCTCTATTATAATAATTAAAACATACATAATCTATTAAGAATGATGTCCAATTAGTTGAAGTACTTTTAAGTGCCTCATGCGCGTCCGTTGCCTCATTTATATAAACATGTGATGCGTCTATATATGTATTATATATCTTATGTGATAATACTTCTAAATTGTTCGTCATGGTATCATTATAATTTGGCAGCTTCCTAATCCTGTAATTAGTAAGATAGTTTTGTATATTTATGTATATATTGCTTCTAGTCTTTTCTGTATCATTATTTGGTATATGTATGAGAAACTGTATACCATTGTAGTCATATAATGTTAAATATAAAACAAATGCTAATACGTTTGCACTGTTATATTGTGTTTTTCTATCACTATCACTATCACTATCACTATCACTATCATTAGTATAAAATGTATAATTTAAATATTTTTTTAAATAAAGAATCGGATCCGAAAATCCTGTATACATTGTGTTGTAATTGCCTAGTTTACATGTGTCCAACCAATTTTGTCTTTTATTTTTATCGTACTCTAGACTTTTTTCCATTATTAATAAAGAATTTATATCTGTAGGTAATATAAAAGTATTAAATGGTGCTTGCATAGTAAAAATTGTTTCAGCATAAGTGAGCTCTCTAACAGATGGGTAAGATAATATGTAAGATTTTTTTAAGTTTTTACTAATATTAGTTAAACATGATGCAACTGCACCTGTTGTGTCACCTAATGTAAATATGCGAATATACTCAATTAATATGTCAATAAATATTGAATATATATAATTTTTTTCAATAAAGGTATTAATCTTGATAAGTAAAGATTGAATTATATCTTCTAATTTTTCTTCTGGGTATTTTGGCAAACTATTTTTTTCCTTAATTATGTTATCCAAGTTAAGTGCATATATTTTTGGAAATTTGGGGTTTAAATCATTTTTTGTTTGAAATAATGGGTAAATTTTTGTTTTTAATAATACAAATAAATTTTTAACCATAATAGCAGTAATAAATTTAAGTTGAGGCACGTTAAAATAATATATGTTACTTTTATCCTTATTAATTGGCGCATTATACCAATTATTTAAATTATTTAAATCATATAAATTATTATTATATGTGAGTGCACTAGCTAAATTGGATGTAATTGCTTTTATTGATAAAAATGGGTCTTCTATTCCACCCAAAGCCTCTTTGTCACTTGCATATGTTAAAACTAATTTATCATTATTGTCCCCAAATATATAATTAATTAGTTTTTGAATAAAAATAGTTGACTCTTTAACAAAATATTGTTTTAGTAAAGCAACTGTTACTAATTTATTTATTTTAGTTCTGGTTTTAAGAATAAAGTTAGCTGCGTTCTTAGCTCTGGTATGGTTGTTGTTGTGCTGCTTTTTATTTAAATTTTTCTGTTTTTCTGTTTTAAATGTCTTTCTTAGCTTTTCAAAAAATGTTGGTTTTTTCTGTAATTGATTCTGTTTTTGTACATTTTTATGTTTTTGTATTACATTATTAATGTATTTTGTCTCAGTGTTAATGTGATTATGTAATTTATGTATATTATCTGTATTGATATATAATGGTTTGTGTAATTTATAAGCCTCTAATAATTTTAAAGATAACAGTTTTAATGTGTCTTTTACATTTTGAGACTTATATGCAGTTATAACATAAGTATTTATTTTTTTAATTTGTGCGGTAACATCAGTTTTATTATACTTTTTGTTTAACAGTAGACTCTTTACACCCTTGAAGATTTAAAATGGGACAAATAATTAACCAATATTTATTCTTTTTTTATTATAAGTATGACACATAAGAGCGAAGACTATAAAATATCTGCTGTTAAATATTATTTGAATAACAAAGATAATATTAGAAAAACTTGTAAAATATTTGATTGT